AGATCGGCGGTGTAGAGCCTCACAGCTCGCCCCTGATCGCGCGCCAGCAGCAGCCGCAGAAATACCGGAACTTGGAGTCGTCCGGCACCTCGCTGCGCGAGTGCGCCACCGCGGCCAGCCAGCCCATCGCGGTGCTGTCCAGGCCGCCCTCGGTCGCGAACCGGGTCAGCGACGCCTCGGCGTTGCTCGGGAGCGTCCAGCCCAGGGTCTCCATCAGGTCGATCAGGCCGCGGCGGCACTCCACGACGGGCAGCTCGGTAGGCCGGGGCCGGACCACGACCGGCGGCAGATCCACCAGGTAGGCGTCGGCCGGTGCGCACCACGACCCGCGGGCGACGAGCACCTGTGCGCGGTCGGCGTCTACGGTCGACTCGACCGGCGGCGCGAACAGCGGGATCACGTCGTCGTCCTCGTCGGGCTCACTGTCGTACGGGCCGAGCCCGAATCGCCCGGCCATCAGTGCCAGTCCTCGCCCTCGGGGCCGTCCTCGGCCTGGCGCATCAGCTCGGCGATCCGGTCGATGCGCTGCTCGATGGTGCCCTTCAGGAGTTCCTTCGCCTGCTGGCGGAACTCGGCCATGCGCTCGGCCTCCTCGGCGCGCCGCTGGGCCTCGTTGACGCCGCTGCGCACCTTGCGCACGGCCGCCGCCAGCTCGGTGTCGTAGGGCATCCCCTGCGCGGGGGTCGGGTTGCTCACGTCCGACAGCGTGCGGTCGAACAAGACGCGGTGCTCGCGCTTGCTCAGGTCGAGCCGGTCGGGCAGGTCGCGCAGGATCACGCGGGGCGAGCCAGGCGGCACGTCCACGCCGCGGTCGGCGGGGATCATCAGCGTGGCCTCGGCGGGAATCCAGTCCTGCGTCCACGGCTTGTGCATCGCCGAGCTGGTGATCACGCGCACGACGCCCTCGGCGTTGGTGCAGGGCATCGCGACGTGCAGCAGCTTCTCGCCGAACGGGTCGAGAAGCGTCGAGCTGTTGCGGGGTGGGACGGCGTACCAGCGGTACACGCCGCCGGGCTCGGGGGTCTTGCTGGTCATGGTGGTGATCTCCTAGTCGGTGTCGGGGCGGTCGTCGATGACGCTCGGGCCGTCGGGGCTCCACGTGCTCTCGTAGGGCACGATCGGGTTGCCCTTGCGGGTGCACCAGTGGTCTACGCGGGCGTCCTGGTCGCACTGGCCGTTCGGCCCCTCGTTCGGGCACTCCAGGGGCACGTCGTCGGGCTGCTGTGCGAGGAAGTCATCGACGCTGATCTCGGTCGGATGCGTGGCGATCTCCTCCACGTTCTCGGGGATCACTTCGGCCATCAGCGGCACGCAGTCCGCGGGCACTCCGCGGTGGAAGTCCACGAACGCCCAGCCCTCGCCCGTGTTCCGGGTTTCCTTGAAGGTGTAGGCGTTGAGCTGGACGACCATCGTTCCCGTGTGCTGGCGCAGCCAGACACCGGGCACGATGGCCACCTGGACGGTGGGGTTGGTCATAGATCCTCGCATTCGCAGTCGATGACATCCTGGAGGCAGAACAGGCACGTCCGGCCGTCCTCGGCGATGGTGGCCCGCATCTCGTGAGCCTCGCGGTCCAGCTCGTTGCGGGACGGCGCACCCTCGCGGCCGGGGTAGGTGTCCTGGTACATCCTGGTCTCCATTCTCGGCGGGTCCGTCCCGCCTACGTGAACCACTTTACCTACAGTGGTGGTACTTGTCAACTCCGCTGCTCGTGGCGCTCGACCAGCTCGGCGACGGCGGCCTTGCGCGTCGGGAACGTGAGCAGCTGGCCGTTCTCGCCCTTCGCGGTGCGGCCGAGCGCGCCCACGAGCGCGGTCCAGTAGACGCGGTCGCGCTTGTTGCGGGTCTGCCACGTGCTGTGCTGGACGACCTGGCCCAGGTACACATCGGCGTCGGTGTCCGCGACGTGGTAGCCCTTGCGCGACTCGGTGAACTTGATCTTCATGGCCTGCTCCTGTCCCGGCGGGTCCGTCCCGCCTCCCTGACATGAACCACTTTACCTACAGTGGTGGTAGTTGTCAAGCCAATTCGCGCCAGTCCATGACGATCTGCTCGGGCGGGTTCTCGGCCATCAGCGGCCCTCCTCGCGGGCCATCTCCAGCGCGCGAGCGACGCAGCCGGGCGCGTCCACGCACACCGTGATGTCGCCCGTGCGCACGAGCAGCCAGCCGAAGTTCGCGGCGTCGCCGCGCGCGAGGTCGGTCAGCCGGTCGCGATCGGCGAAGTGGTCTCGGCGCAGCTCGCCGACGTAGTGGTTCGCGCCGCACCCCGCGTCACAGAACAGCGTCACGCCGTAGTCGATGGCCATCAGTTGCCCCCGCTCACGAAGACGTACGCGCAGAACACGGCCAGGGGCGACAGCATGATGAACGCGGCCACCTCCTCGGCGCGCCGGGTCTCGGCCGCGCGCAGTCGCCACGCGCCGAACAGGCACACGGCCAGGCCGATCAGCAGAGCTACGGTCATGGTTCCCTCCTCGGGGGAAAGGGGCGGGGCCTGGGCGGCCCCGCCGGGGTGATCAGATCTGGACGGCGGTGCCGAGGTTGTGGCGGTTGGTTCGCACCGCGCCGACCTGCCAGGACATCGGACCCGTGGACGTGGTGGCGACCTCGGCGCGGACCGTGATCGTCTTCGCGGAGGTCTTGACGACCTCCAGGACGCGGTACGCCAGGCCCAGGGGCCAGGACTCCAGCCGGTAGACGGTTCCGGCGACGAGGTCGGCGGCGGTCGTCTTGCCCGAGTTCGCGGGCTTGCCGTTCCACGGGGCGATGCTCTCGACGATCACGCTTCCCTCGCGCTCGGGGTGCTCTCGCTGCGCGGCGCGGGCCTCGGCGTAGGTGGGGAACTCGACGGTCTCGGTCTCGGTCTGAAGCTGGAACATCTTGGTCTCTCCTGTCCTGGCGGGTCGTTCCCGCCTCCCTGACAAGAGAGACATTACCTACTTCGGTGGTAGTTGTCAAGCCCGAGAAAACCCCGACCCTCGGGGCCGGGGTTCTCGCTGGTCAGACCTTCTTTTTCGACGACTTCGCCGGGCGGGTCAGAATGTCGACCTGCGCGCTCGGGTGCAGCTCCAGCGTGGTCGGCCGGATGTCCACGTGGTCGAAGTTGACTTCGAGGTGCACGGCCTTCGGGTGCTGGTGCACCGCGTCGATGAAGCACTCCACGGTGGTGCGGTGCTCGGGGATCTCGGCGGTGCGCACGGCGATGCGCTCGCCGATGTCCGCGCCGCTGAGCTGGTAGGCCAGGGTCGACTTGATGGTGTCCGGGTGGGGTTCGTATTCGGTCATGGGCGCGACGGTAGCGCATCTGCGCAGACGGCGGGCATTTCCTCCCGTCATGTACTCTGACCTGCATGGACCCGGTTCAGATGGCGCGCAATCTCAGCCCCGAGATGAAACACAAGATGCTCGAATGGGCTCGGGCGACGGCGCACCGCAAGGAACTGGTCGCGCGCTACGAGCACACCGCCGACCTGGCGCAGCAGGTCGACCCCGGCAACTACATCCGCACGCCCGCCGTCGACCTGATCGCCGAGGCCCTGGAGCGCGTCATCAGGGAGCCCCGGCGCAACCTGGCCATCTCGATGCCACCCCAGGAGGGCAAGAGCACCACGGCGGCCGTCTGGGGCGCGGTGCGCGCCCTCCAGGTGAACCCCGACACGAAGATCATCGTGCCGACCTACGCCGAGTCGCTGGCCCTGGAGCACAGCGTGGCGGCGCGGACCATCATCGAGACTCACGGCAAGGGCGCGGTCGACCCGATCACGGGCGACGAGATCGAGGACAAGCTGGGGCTGTCCATCCGCACCGGCAAGGGGAAGATGTCATCGTGGGGTGTCAACGAAGGCCGCGGGGGCCTTGTGGCCGTCGGCCTTCAGGGTGGAACGACCGGCCGCCCGGCCGACCTGATGATCATCGACGACCCCTACGCTGGCCCCGAGGAAGCTGATTCGATCACGCAGCGGCGCAAGGTCTGGGCGTGGTTCCAGTCCGTCGTGAACACCCGCCTGAGCCCCGCGGCCTCGCTGGTGGTGATTCAGACCCGGTGGCATCCCGAAGACCTCATCGGCATGATCATGGCCCAGGAGGCCCAGCTACCGCGCAAGTACCGGAGCTGGAAGTACATCAACATTCCGGCCATCGCCGAGCCCGGCATCAAGGACTCGCTGGGGCGCGCGCCAGGCACGCCGATGGAGTCGACCCGCGACACCGACGAGGCGCAGCGCGATTTCCCCGCCCAGCGGCGCAAGGTCGGTGAACGGTTCTGGTACGCGATGTATCAGGGCTCGCCGACGCCGCTCGCGGGCGGGATCTTCGCCCGCGAGTGGTTCGACCGCGGGCGCGTGAAGGCCGAGGCCCTGCCCGCCCGGCCCGCGGTGACCGTGGTCGCGATCGACCCCGCCGACTCGGGCAAGGGCGACGAGACGGGCCTGATCGCCTCGTGCGGCTCCAGCCCGCGCGACGTGTACTTCACCGAGGACTGGTCGGACAAGATGACCTCGGACAAGTGGGCGCGCAAGGCCATCGAGCTGGCGCTGAAGGTCGGCGCGAGCGAGATCGCGATGGAGGCGTACGCCGCCGCCGAGACCTACGAGCGGATCATCCGGCGGGCCTGGCGCGACCTCTGGGAGCTGGCGACGGCCAAGCACAACGCCGGGGCCGAGCTGACCGAGAACGAGAAGCTGGCGCTGGCCCGCGGTGAGCTGCCCCCGTTCTCGATCCATCGGTGGATCGGCAAGGGCGACGCGCTGGTGCGCTCGGGGCCGCTGCGGCAGGCGATGGAGACCGGCGGCGTGCACACCGTCGAGGGGAAGCTGGACCTGATGGAGGCTCAGGCCATCCACTGGCAGGAGGGCCAGCATCAGCCCGACCGCGTGGCGGCGGCCGTGATCGCGCACTCGCGCGTCGTCGACCTCACCGAGCACACCGGCCGCCTGGCCACCCCGCACGGAACGCTGACGCAGGGAGCAGGCGGCCGGAACGTGCCCACGACGCTGAAGCGCCGCCTGGGCTAGCCCTTCACGGGGTCGCTGCTGCCCCAGTCGTGGAACTCGCCGTGCGGCATCGGTGCGCCGATGTCGAAGGCCGCCGCACGCTCGACCAGCTGGCGTTTGAGCTGTTTCGGCGGCGTCTCGATCTCGTAGAAATCCAGGTACGCCTTCAGCTGGGGTATCGACCAGTCCATCGACGGGGTGCCCTTCGGGAACGGGGACCGCTCCGGCGGCGTGGGCTTCAGGTGGTCCTCGTTGGGGCCGAAGTTCACGCAGTCGGGGCACGAGCACACGCGCCGCTTCGGCGGCATGACGAGATGCACGTCGCCGCCCGCCTGGATCTGCGTCGAGCCCGGCCCCGCGGTCTGCTCCAGGATCAGCGGCCCCTTGACCTTCGACTTGCGCCGCTTCGGCGCGTACGTGTCCTCGGTCTGGAGCCACGCGGGCCGCTGGGCGGCGTCGAGCTGGGCCTGGAGTTCGGCGGTGCCGCTCGACGTGGAGATCCCCAGGCACGCACCACACCGGTAGTCGCCGTCTTCGCTCCATCCCATCTGTGTGCTGGGCACGAGCCGGTCGCAGCCCGAGCACCCGGTCTCGACCGGGATCGGCGGCGCGGGCGAGAGCCGGGGCTGGGACGCGAGACGACGGCGCTTCAAGTACGGCCCGAGCAGCAGCGGGGTCACGAACAGGATGAAGGTCACGACCGTAACCCACGGGACGCTGCCCAGCGTGTCGATCATCGTCCCAGGTCTCCCTTGATGGTGGCCCCGAGCGCGGCCAGCAGGAAGGTCAGCAGGAACCCGATCGCGCCCGCAGTGACGCCCCAGGCCGCGCCGGTCCAGACCCACACGACCGCGGCGGCGGGCAGGGTGCCGATCAGCGCGAAGGCGGCCAGCATGACGACGACGCGGTACGCGGTCGACGGCGGGGCGGGCTGCTGCTCGATCTCGAAGGGATCATTCATCTTTCAATACTCCTGCTCGTTGGGCCTTGATTCTCGCGCGCCGCAGCGCCGAGGACATGGAGAACCGAGACATGTTGACGCGGGCCGCCAGCTCGGTGAGGGTGTCGTCGGGGTGGTCGACGCGCATCCGCAGCGCCGCCGCTTCGGCGTACGAATACGGCACGGTCAGGTCGGTGAGGCACTGCGCCGCCTCGGCCACGCGGATGACGCTCGCCCGGCGCGACCGCTCGCGGTTCGCCTTGGCCAGGTTGCGCCGTCGGTTCGCGTCCTCGTTGGTCTCGTGGATGTGCCCGACGGCGGCGCGCAGACGGGCCAGCGTGGCCTCGTCCAGTGGAGCCGCCGCCATCAGACGACCCAATGCTGGTAGTCGTGGTCACCGTTGTGGTTGGGCAGCCGGATGCACTTCCCGCCGTACACCTCGTAGGTCGAGCCCTGGGCGAGGTAGGGGCGGTCGATCTTCACCTCGCCGCAGATCTCGCGTGGGGCGGCGACGGTGCGCTCACAGAACCGGTGCTCGTAGTCCTGGAAGCTCGCGCCCTCGGGCTGGTGCGTGAAGCCCACCCGACCCGCCCAGTTCCGACGCTCGACGACGCGCTGGCCGCAGTGTTTGCACAGACCCTCGTCGGCCATCAGATGTACCTCACGTACTCCAGGAACCGGCCCCGCTGGTCCGGGCAGTACACCGTCGTGGCGGCGCTGATGACCGCGAACGTGTAGTCGATCGGCGTCCTGAACTGGCTGCGCACGAAGTCCACGCTGTTGCCGCTGCGCAGCACATAGCACGTGTACTGGCCGACCTCCACGAGATCGGCGTCGCTCACGCCCGCGGGGCGCGGCTCGGTGGTGTACGCCGTGACCAGCTTCAGGAACGTCACGTCGGCCTGCGTCAGTGGCGCGGCCTGCGCCGGGGCGACGGCGGCCCCGAGGATGGCGGCGGCCGTGGCTACCGCGGCGATGATGCGCTTCATGTTCAGCTCTCCAATCCGTCCAGCACGGACTTACCCGAGCTGGAGAACACCAGGTATTTCTTCGCCAGGTCGGACTCGATCGGCGAGCCCTTGGCGCGAGCACCGAGCGCGGCGAAGATCACCGCGTCGGCCACGTTGTTGTTGGGGATGTCGATCTCGGTGTACCGGCGGATCGTCGCCGCCATGACCTCCTCTTTCTTGGCGTTGCCCTTGCCGGTGGCGTACAGGCACCGGTCCTGTGGTCGTGCGGTCAGGACGGGGATGTTGCGGTCGGCGAACCGGGTATAGACCTCGCCCCAGAGCCACGACCGGTCATGCTGTTTGCCGGTGCGCGAGGCGAACGCGGGTTGCTCCATCACGATCACGTCGGCGTAGTCCACCGCGTCGTTGATAGTCTGCGCGACCCCGTGAATGCGCAGGTAGAGATCGTGCCAGGTCTTGCTCGACTTCGACGGCACGGTGAGCGTGCGGGCGTCGTACCCCGGTGCGGGGTCGTCCATGAACGCGGGCTCGGCCACGTTCAGCACGCACAGCCCTGTGGCTGTGAGCGAGGGGTCTACCCCCACGACGATGGGCATGTGATTCCTTCCTCGGCGGGTCGTTCCCGCCTGGCGTGTCTGAAGTTACCTACTCTGGTGGTGATTGTCAACCACGCCGGGGCGGTACGCTCACGACCATGACCGTCAGCCTCGGGTTCGCCCTGTTCGTCCTCGCCGTCTACGTGCTCGCCGTGATGCGCCTCGTGCGCCTGATCAATCTCGACGCGGTGCTCGATCGGCCCCGGATCTGGATCGTGGCGCACTCCGGCCGCCGCCGCGACACCGTCGAATACTTCATCGGCTGCCCCTGGTGCGTCGGTATGTGGGTCGCCTTCGGCACCGCCTGGCTGCCCGTGCTGATCGTCGGCCTGCCGCTCTGGTGGTGGGTACTGATCGCGCTCGCGACCTCCCAGCTGGTGGGGATCAGCGCGGCCCTGTGGACCGATGAGCAGATGGAGATCCAGGACGTGGAGGTGTAGGCCGCCTGCGCGGTAGCCCGCTACCCTGACGAGCATGGCCGCCCCTCACCTGCGCATCGTCCGAACGCCGCGCGCGTCCTCGCCGATGGCGCGGCGCTCCCTCGTGGCCGCCTCCCAGCCGATCACCGACCCCGGCACCACCTTCAAGAAATCCGCCTTCAGCTCGGACACGGGCGGCAAGTGGCAGGACGACGCCTGGGACATGCTCGCCGTCGGTGAGCTGGCGTACTACGTCCAGTGGCGCAGCGCGTCGGCCAGCCGGGTGCGCCTGGTCGCCTCGGATCTCGATCCCGACACCGGTCTGCCGACCGGCGGCACCGAGAACAAGCGCGTGCAGGAGATCGTGCGCGCCATCGCCCGCGGCCCGCTCGGCCAGGCCCAGCTCATCAAGCGCGCCGTCGAGTGCCTGACGGTGCCCGGCGAGACCTGGATCGTGATGCTGGCCCGGCCCGAGGGCGAGGTCTGGCTGGCGCTGACCCGCGACGAGATCAAGGTGCGCAACCGCACGACCGAGATCGAGCTGCCCAGCGGTGAGAAGCACACGTTCAACAAGAACCGCGACATCATGTTCCGCGTGTGGAACCCGGACCCGAAGCGGGCGAAGCTCGCCACGTCGCCGGTCAAGGGCGCGCTGAACCCGCTCCGCGAGATCGTGCGCACGTCGAAGACGATCGACAACGCGAGCAAGTCCCGCCTGATCGGCAACGGCGTGGTGTTCGTGCCGCAGGAGATGAGCCTGCCGTCGACCTCGTCGCCGACCCCCGAGGGCGGCCTGGCGGTGGCCCCCGGCAACGCGCAAGTCCAGCAGCTTCAGGACATGATCGCCGACATTGCCCAGACGGCGTACACCGACGAGGACTCGCTGGCCGCGCTGGTCCCGATCATCGCGGGCGTGCCGGGCGACCGGATCAAGGACGTGAAGCACCTCCGGTTCGACAACACCGTCACCGAGGTGGCGCTGAAGACGCGCATCGACGCGATCAAGCGGCTGGCGCTGAGCCTGGACGTGAACCCTGAGCGGCTGCTGGGGCTGAGCGAGGGCAACCACTGGTCGGCGTGGATGATCGGCGACGACGACGTGCGCCTGCACATCGTGCCGCCGGTCGAGACGATCTGCCAGGCCCTCACCGAGCACGTGCTGCGCTACATGCTGGAGGCCGAGGGCATCGACCCCGACCAGTACGTGGTCTGGCACGATCCCTCGGCGCTGACCACCGACCCGGACCAGAGCGACGAGGGCACCGCGGCGTTCGACCGCGGCGTGATCACGGCCGAGGCGTACCGCGGGTACCTCGGGCTCGGCGAGGACGCCGCCTACGACCTGACCACCAAGGACGGCGTCGCGAAGTGGGCGTTCGACCGGATCTCGGCGAAGCCCGAGCTGATCACCACGTACGCGCCACTGCTGGCCGGGCTCGGGGTGATCGACGCCGAGCAGCTACAGCCCGCGACGCCTGCGATTGAGCCAGCGCAGAAGCCAGTCGACACCGCGGAACCCGCCGTACCCGCTGGCGGTGGCAGTGAGCCCGACACCGAGGGAGATTCCCAGCAGAAAGCCACGCTGACGCCGACTGAGTTCGCCGTGGGGCGGGTGATGGTGAACCGCGCGCTGGAGCTGGCCGGGAAGCGCGCCCGCACTCGTGCTGACCACGACCGGCTGCGCGACGTTCCCATGCATGAGACCTACAAGTACATGGCCCCGGTGAACGCTGCCGACGTGATGCAGCTCACGCGCGGCTGGGACGACTCGCTGGACGCCGCGACGCTGGAGGCGATGGAGATCCGGCCCGACGAGGTGCGCCGGTTCGTGAACCGCACCGTGCGCGAGACGATGGTGAACGGGGTAGTCGATGGCCATGTTTCCTGACCCCGCCGACGTGGGCGACTCGACGGCGGCCGGTGAGCAGCTGATCGAGCGGATGACGCTTGCCGCGTTGAACTCGTGGTCGGCCGAGGCCCTGGCCTTCGCGCTGCCCTCGCTCACCGCGGCGGCCGACGACCTGCCCGCGGACCCCGACGCGCTGACGCGCGGCCGGGCGACCACCTCGTGGTCGGCCGTCGCTGAGCCCTACGTCGTCGGCGCGTCGATGGCCCTGTGGTCGCTCACCGTCGCCGACGCCTCGGCGCACTTCGGCGCGCCGCTCGATCCGGCCGAGTACGACGGCGAGCTGTCCGACGAGGTCGTGCGCGCCGTCGCCGAGGAGACCGGCCGCCCGGCCGCCGAGGTGGTCGCCGCGTACGCCGCGGTGAAGGCGTCGCCCGAACTGGTCGCCCCGCGGGCCGCGATCGAGAGCACCGTACGCGCCGAGGCCGGGGGCGTGCCCGGCGAGGTGCAGTACGACATCGCCACCGACACCAAGGCGACGACACGTGACGAAACCCGCCGCGTGGTCTCGGCTGCGCTGAAGCCGAACAGCGAGACGTTCACCAAGGTCTCGCGGCTGAGCAGCTACCAGGCGGCCGGGACGATGAACGCCGCGGTGCTCGACGCCTCCCGGCGCAACGCCTTCGGGGCCGAGCTGGACAAGACCTGGATCGCGACGCTGGACCGGCGTACGCGCCGGAGTCACTGGGCCGCCGACGGCCAGCGCGTGCCGATCGACTCGCCCTTCACCGTCGGCGGCGAGTCGCTGGACTACCCCGGCGACCCGAAGGGCTCGGCCCGCGAGACGAAGCGGTGCCGGTGCCGCGTCGGCGCGCTCGACCGCGACGACCCGATCCCGAGTGACATCGACCGGCACACCGAACGGCTCGACGGCCGCGACTCCACCGCGCGCAACCGCGACGGTGCATCGCAAGCTGATGAGATCGAGCGGCGCGAGCGTGAGGGCAACGTGCGCGCCCGCGACGACGAGGACGGCCTGGGCCGCGTGGCCTCGGGCGGATGGAACGCCCCCAGCGAGATGACTTACGAGATAGGAGAATCGACCATGTCGGAGACCACGGGCGGCGAGCTGTTCCGCACCTTCACCAGCGCGGCCATCGGGGTGATCGGCGAGCCCACGAGCGACGGACGGATGTTCGCGGCCGACATCGACCTCTCGTTCCGCGACTTCCCGCTGGCGCTCATGTGGACCAAGCAGACCAGCCAGGGCCACGAGCAGGCGTACACCGTCGGCGTCATCGAGACGGCGTCGATCGCCAACGGCAAGATCATCGCCGACGGCTACCTGCTGAACACCCCCGAGGCCAACGAGGCCGCCGCGCAGATCGCGCACGGCATCACCGGGCCGTCGGTCGATCTCGCGGACGCCGAGTGGGAGCTGACCCGCGAGGACGGGACGGTGATCACCGAGGACGAATACTGGGATCTGCCCGCGGGCACCAAGGTCTACCAGACCATCACGAAGGCCGAGCTGGTCGGTACCACGCTGGTGCCCATCCCCGCGTTCGGCCAGACCACCATCGCGCTGGACGCCGAGCGTTCGCCGCGCGACGTGGGCCTGGTGGCCTCGCTCGTGGCGTCGGCCGAGGAGTTCCGGCCCCGCGTCTACAAGGCCGAGTTCTTCGACGACCCGCAGCTCGACGGCCCGACGCTGCCAACGATGGGAGACGACGGCCGGATCTATGGGCATCTCGCGTGCTTCGGCCAGTGCCACCGCTCGGTCCAGTCCGAGTGCATCATCGCCCCGCGGTCGGCGACGAACTACGCGCACTTCCACACGAGCCCGGCCGTCCGGCTCGATGACGGCCGCCGTCTGCCGGTCGGCCGCCTCACCGTCGGCACCGGGCACGCGGGTGACCGCGTCGGGCCGAATGCCGCCGCCGCGCACTACGACAACACCGGCACCGCCTTCGCGCTCGTGCGCGTCGGCGAGGACGCGCACGGCGTGTGGTTCTCCGGCGTCGCCGCGCCGGGCGCGACCGCCGAGCAGATCGAGCAGGGCATCACTGCGCCGCTCTCGGGCGACTGGCGCGACTTCGGCGGCGGCCTGGAGCTGGTGGCCGCGCTGGCCGTCAACACGCCGGGGTTCGTCGCGCGGGGTGCCGACGACGACGCGGGCCGTCCGATCGCGCTCGTGGCGTCCATCGGCCCCGACCCGCGCACGCTCGGCGGCCCGGCCAAGCTCACCGTCGAGGACATCGCGAAGGTGGTCCGGGTGACGCTCGACGAGGTGAAGCTGGCCGAGGAGACCGAGCCGCTGATCGCCAGCGCGCGCGAGCTGGTCACCGCGTCGCGCCGCCAGCAGGTGGCCACGCTGCTGAAGAACTACCAGGAGGGCAAGTAGATGGGCTGCAACTGTGGGAAGCGGCGCGCGGTCAGCGCGGGTGGCGAGACCCTGGGCTACAAGGTGATCTTCCCGGACGGCACCAGCACGCCGGACGACGAACCGATCTTCTCCCAGGTCGAGGCCCGCGCGATGATCCGGGCGGCGGGCGGCGGCACCATCCAGCGGTTGGTGAAGAAACCCGCCGCGTAGGCGGGTGCACCCCGCCCGCATACGGTCTGTGACCAGAGAGACCGAGCTGGCTTCGGGCCGACGGACGATCGACGCAAGTACCTACCAGACAGGAGTAGACCGGTGGCTTTTAAGCTCCCCGAGACTCTGCCGAGCACCGTCGATGAGCTGCGCACGCTCAAGTCGGAGGCCACCGCGGAGATCGAAACCATTCAGGCCCGTTTCGACGACGGCGAGACCCTGACCAAGGACGAGGTCGAGACCCTGCGCGGTCTGATCGAGGCCGTGGGCACGATCGACACCGAGATCACCGAGACCGAGGCGACCGCCGCCGAGGCCGCGGACCTGCTCGCGCAGGCCGCCGCCAGCAAGGCGAAGGACGCCGAGAAGGCCGAGGCAACCGCCGAGGTCGAGGACACCGAGGAAGCCGACAAGGCCGAGGACGACACCGACGAGGTGGAGGTCGACGAGACCGCCGCCGCCGAGGTCGTCGCCGAGGCTGAGCGCGCCGCCGAGGACGCATCGAAGGAGGCCGTCGTGGCGGCGGGTAAGAACGTCGAGTTCGCGGGCAAGGGTGCCGTGATCGAGGGTGAGATCGTCGAGGACGAGGCCGCCCCCGGTTGGGAGATGGACACCAGCGCCCCCGGCTACAAGTCCGGCAAGGTCGGGTTCGCGCAGCTCGCGCAGGCCATCGACTCGGTCCGAGGCGGCTCGCGGCGCATGTCGCCGACCGGCTCGAAGAACGGGTTCTCGACGCAGGTCATCGCGCGACTCTCGCGCAGTGTCGACGTGATCGAGGACTCGCACGCCCTCGTCGCGGCCATCGAGAAGGCCACCACCGTGCTGCCCAACGGTCAGCCGGTGTCGGCCGCCAGCCTCACGGCGGCCGGTGGCTGGTGCGCCCCGTCCGAGCAGCTGTACACGTTCTGTGACGTGCCGGACGCGGTCGACCTGGTCTCGCTGCCCGAGATCACCATCTCGCGCGGCGGCGTCCGCTGGCCGGTCGAGCCCGACCTGTCCGAGATCTTCGAGTCGTTCCAGTTCTTTTTCACCGAGCCGGAGCTGGAGGCCGAGGACGCCGAGGGCAACCCGACCGCGGTCAAGAACTGCGTCGAGATCCCCTGCCCGGACGAGTTCGAGGAGCTGCGCCTGAACGCGGTGGGCTACTGCGTCAACGCGGGCATCCTCCAGGCCCAGGGCTGGCCCGAGCTGATCGAGTGGTTCATGCGCTCGCTCGCGGCCGAGCACCTGCGCGCGATCTCGCGTCGCACCGTCCTGGACATGGTCGCGGGCTCCGGCCCGGCGAAGGTCATCCCGGCGGCGTCGCAGATCGCGGCGGCCTCGTCCGTGCTGAACTCGCTCGCCCTCCAGGCGGTGAACCTGCGCCTGAACAAGGGCCTGGCCCGCACCGCCACCATCGAGGGCGTCGCGCCGTCGTGGTTCTTCGAGGTGCTGCGCGCCGACCTGGCCAATCAGGAGGGCACGGACACCAAGGCCGTGACCGACGCGCAGATCACCTCGTGGCTGACGGCGCGCAACATCGCGCTTCAGTTCGTGGGCGACTGGCAGACCCGCGAGGCCGGTCTGCCCGGCCATCTCGACACCGTCGAGTGGCCGGACACGGTCGACGTGCTGCTCTACCCCGCGGGCACGTGGTTCCGCGCGATGAGCAACGTGATCGAGCTGGGCGTGATGTACCCGAAGGAACAGCTCCAGGTGAACCGCTACACGCAGTTCTTCACCGAGGACGCCATCGCGGTGGGCAAGCGGTGCAACAAGTCCATCGTCGTGCGTGTCCCGATCTGCCCCTCGGGTGCGGTCGGCGCTCGCCAGACGATCAACTGCAACACCCCCGCAGTCACCCCGTAGGAGTGACGCACCGCTGAACCCTCTGCCCCACGGGTAGAGACCAGGGCGGGCGGCGTGGACCACCACAGGCCCGGTCTACGCCGCCCGCCCTTCTACATCTCTCAGGAGGAGAACATGACCGCACCAGCGCCGGAGACGCTGAACCCGGTGGAGTACGAGGCCCCGCTGGTCAATCCCGACGCCATCGGGCTGTTCCCGGCGACGGTGTTCCCCGCAGCCGAGCTGGTCCCGCGGTGGCTCCAGAGCGGCGTCCGTATCCGCCCCCACAACTACGACACCGAGAACTCGGGCGTCTGGGCGGCGGCGTGGTGCGCCGACCCCGGCACCGAGACCAAGGACGGCGAGCGGCCCGAGCTGCCCGAGCCCTTCGAGCCGGTCGTCGTCTGGGCGTACGACGATTGCGACCTGACCCGGCCGAGCCAGTCCGAGGTCGAGGCGCGCGCCCGCCAGAATCTCCGGCTGCGCGAGGAGACCAACGTCGAGCGCGAGTTCATCGCGCGCGTGCTCGCCGACGCGGGCACCCCCGGCACCGCGGCCTCGCTGATCGCCGCGGTGGGCCAGCTGGAGGAGGCCCTGGCGGCGACGAACACCGTCGGCCAGATCCACGCGAGCCCCCGCTGGGCCGCGGTGGCGGCCAACGCCGGTCTGCTCACGCGCACGCCCGCGGGCTACACCACGCCGCTGGGCCATGCGTGGGTCTTCGGCGGCGGCTACCCGCCGGTCCTGGGCGACACCCTCGTGGCCACCTCGCCGTCGTACGGCTGGCAGGGACCGATCGAGTTCCACGGCGTCGTGAAGTCCACCGAGAACGTGTTCGCCGCGGTGGCCGAGCGAGCTACCGTCGTCGGCGTCGAGAAGACCATCGCGGCCGTCACGGTCGACACCACCCCGTAGGAGGAATGAGCTATGCCCGCAGGTATCGAGGTCGAGGTCGATAACGGCTTCGCCACACTGGATTTCGTGAACAAGTCGCTGCGCGGTCCCGCGCTGGCGAAGCTCATCGAGCAGGGCGGCGGCGAGATCGTCGAGACGATCACGCGCGAGGGTCCGCGGCGCAAGTACCGCGTGCCGCTGGGCAACGCCCAGGCCGCCGGGCTGATCGACGGCTCGACGCCGGTCACCCCGGTGAAGTCGGCCGGGCGGGACAGCGGTAGCGCGGCGGCGCTGAAGGCCGCCAAGTCGACCGGCCCGTACCCGTTCCCGACCTCGCGCAACAAGTGGTCGACCGGCGACCCGGCGGCGACCGCGGATCTCCTCGGGTTCCAGGCCCTCACCGCGCAGGGCGTGGACCTGCCGGACTCGACCTGGAAGCTCGACGAGATGCGCACCTTCGCGCGCGAGCAGGAGATCGACACCACGGGGCTGACCACCAAGGCCGCGACCCTGGAGCGCATCGAGGACGCGCTGGCCGCTCGCGACCCCGAGCCCGAGGTCGTCCAGGTCGAGACCCCCGCCGACGACACCGCCACCGAGGCCCCGGCCGACACCGAGACGGCCGAGTAGTGGCTACCAAGGTAGGCACCGTCGTGGACCGGCTGCGCACGCTGATCCCGGAGCGGTCCCGCGAGGGGCTGTACCGACTCGCTGGCGCGGTCACCATGCTGCTGTTCGGCCTGGGCGTGCTCACGTCCGACCAGGCCGCACAGTGGGCGCAGCTGGCCGTCTCGCTGATCACGCTGCTGTTCGCGTTCCTCTACGCGACCACCCCGTGGCGTACCGCCCTGTACGCGATCACCGGCCCGCTCGGGTCCATCCTGATGGCGTACGGCATCGTCTCGGACGTGCGCTGGGCCGTGATCGCGGCGTCGGTCGGCTACGCGCTGGGCATCACCACCGCGGCGGCGAAGACCGTGCAGCCCGGCGTGCCCGACTTGGCCGGGCAGCACCGACGGGCGGCGTAGCTCATGGCGCGCATCCAACGCGGTACGTGGGTTCCGCTGCTGCCGGTGGCCGTACGGCTGCTGGTGGTGGCGCTGCCGCCGCTGGAGACGCTGCTGCGCGGCATCGACTACGTCACCGGTGACCAGCCGAGCACGACGAACTCGCTCACGTTCGTAGAGCAGCTGTTGCCGCTCTGGGCCTGGGGCCTGCTCTGCATCGGCTCGGCGCTGACGATCCTCGTCGGGTTCGCTGGCCGCTGGCCGCGCCCCGCGATCATCGGATTTGCCGTGGGCGGTAGTACATATCTTTCGTTGGCCTATGGACTTGCTCTGAAGACGGTGGAGCGAGGAGGTGACGGGTTCCGAACACCGACGATGTTCATCGTCTTCGGGCTGGTGTTCTGGGGCATGGCCTGGGGTTACTACCTCCAGGTCCGCACGGACGAAAAGGAACGGGTCGCGGATGGAGATGCCTAGCGGGGGTCCAGAGTGGTGGCAGTGGGTCGTCTGGCTGCTGTTCGGTACCCCTCTCCTGTTCACCAAGACCGCCGCTAAGCTCCCGTGGATCTTCGGATGGATCGGCCGCAAGATGGAGGCCCGCGCCGATCGGGCCGCCGCGAAGCGCATCGCCGCGCGCGAGCAGGCCGCGGACGGTTCGCCGTCGCCCGCGGTGCAGCAGCTTCAGGTCGAGATCGCCACGCTTCGGGACGGGTACACCCGCCTGGAGCGTTCGCACGGCGAGCTGGAGGAGTCCGTCGACCGCCTCCGCGAGGAGCTGCTGCTGGCGAACCGTCGGCTGTTCGCCGTCGTCGGCTGGGCGCAGCGTCTCCGGCTGATCATCGTCAGCCTGGACCCCGACCACAACGTGCCCGAGCCGCCCGACCTGATCCGCGACATGGTCTAGGTCTGCACCCCTACTCGGTTCGATAGAGATCAGCCGGGATAGCCCGGTAGGGCTATACACCGAAGACACTGAAAGGACACAGCGACATGGCGACTTTCCCCCTCGTGAAGGGCACCCGCCTTCGCGCGACGCGGATCAACTCGTGTGGTCTGCCCGTGGCCGGGCCGAACGGCTACCTGGTCACCGACGGGTTCGTGACCGCCAGCATCTCGGCCGTCATGAAGGACGCCGAGGAGCTGGAGCAGACCAACGCCGAGGGCCGCGTGTGCGTCTCCGAGCGCACCCCGCCCGAGCGCAAGTACTACACGCTCTCGCTGGAGCTGTGCAACGTGAACACCGAGCTGATCTCGATGTTCAACGGATGGCAGCAGGTTCTCGACTACGACGACAAGGCCGTGGGCTTCCGCGACCAGTCGACCGTCGAATCCGACTTCGGCGTGGCGCTGGAGATCTGGACCGGCGGCAAGGCCGAGGACGACTGCCCGACGCCGACCGACGACTCGATCTTCACCGCTGCCGCGAGCGGTCGCCAGTACGGCTACCTGCTCATCGGTGGCACCGAGTGGGTTCCGGGCGACATCGAGATCGGCGCGCAGGTGTCGACCTTCACGCTGTCCGGCATCTCGGTGGCGATGCCGCAGTGGGGCCGTGGTCCCTGGAACGTCGCGGCGACCGACGCCGCCGGTACGCCGGGCCGTCTGCTCACCCCGCTGGACGACGACTCGCACTACACGATGTTCCGCACCCCGGTCGCGCCCCCGGAGAACACCCCCGGTGCGTGCCCGCTGGACATCGCGACCACGTTCGTGGCCCCGAACTTCTACTTCGGTGGTCCGTCGAACGCCCCGGCCGCGGATGTCGCCCCGGCGCAGCCCGCCTGCGCCGCGTAGCTCCCGCTACCTGGGATCGAGAGCCCCCGTGTCTTCGGACACGGGGGTTTCCTCGTTTCCGGCTACAGTGGCCCCATGAGCTGCGACTGGCCGGTGGATGACGGGTGCCTCCCGGAGCTGCCCGTGTTGCCCGACGATCCGACGCCGGAGCAGCAGGCCGCCTACGATCTCGCGAAGCTCCGGCTGGACGGGGCCAAGTCGCTGGCCGTCTCAGTCCTGTGGTCGTTGTCTGGCCGCCAGTTCGGCGTGTGCCCCGAGACGATCCGGCCGTGCCCGCCGTCGTCGAGCCCGTGCGGCCCACAGGGCCGGTGGTACCAGCTCGCGCCCTACGTGCTCGCCTGGAACGGCGACGACTGGCTGAACATCGGGTGCGGCTGCGTGGGCTCGTGCATCAAGTCCGGGCCGAACGTGGTTCACCTGCCCGGCCCCGCGCAGTCGGTCGACGAGGTGAAGATCGGCGGCGACGTGCTCGACCCCGACGCGTACCGCCTGGAGGGCGACCGGCTGATTCTGCTGCCCGGCCGCTGGCCGTCGCAGAACTTCACGCGGCCGGTCGGATTCCCCGGCACCTGGACCGTGACCTACCAGCGCGGCATCCCGGTCCCGCCCGGCGTCGGCCAGCTGACCGGCACGCTGGCGCGCGAGTTCCTGCTGGCGTGCGACGGCGATAAGAAATGCCGCCTGCCCAGCAACGTCACGTCGCTGACCCGCCGTGGCGTCAGCTACAAGATGTACGACGCCGCCGCGCTGCTCGCGGCCCGACGCACGGGAGTGACCGAGATCGACATGTGGCTGAACGCCGTGAATCCGAACGCCATCCAGCAGGCCCCGGCGGTTCGATGACCACCGCCGAGCCCGTATGCACCGATCCCGCGAGCGAGGTCGTCAACGCCTTCATCCGCGCCATGAAGCTGGCGTTCTCGGCGAACTCGGACTGCCCGCCGGTCGGCGGCGGCTCCGAAGACGTGCGGTTCTTCGCGGGCATGGCCCCGCCGACGGACGCCTGGGACGCGCACAACGACGGCGGCGACGGCTGCGACGAGCCGTTCCTGTGGGTCCGCGTGATGCGCCGTTACCGATCCGTCAACTTCCCCTCGCCGACGGCCAGCGTCGAGGCGTGCAGCGCGCCGCGTGTGATCGCGATCGAGGTCGGCGTCGGCCGCTGCGCGGTGACCGACGCGGAACCGACGTGGGAGCAGTACGCGCACGAGGCCGAGGTCAGCCAGGACGACAGCTGGCGGGTCGAGAAGGCCCTGTGTGTAGCCGCCGGGATCGTCCGCGGCGACAATCGCCCGTTCGGCATCGACACGATCGAGCCGTTCGGACCTGAAGGCGGGATCATCGGATGGACCGGTGCCGCGTACGTCCAGTTCTAGGAGGAACACCAGCATGGCCGACATGATCACCATCGAGGGAAGCCTGACCCCGAGCGTCGAACTGCCCCGCGGGCAGCGGCGCACCGTCGTGCGCACCGAGCGCATCGAGCGACTGATCGCCCGCGGGTACATCGTCGAGGTGCCCAGCGACACCGGCACCACGTCCGACTCGCCCGCGCCCGCCGAGCCCGTGCACGCACCCGCCGAGCCCGAGGTCGTCGCCGCCGAGCCGGAGCCCGAGGCCGCCGAGCCCGTGAAGTCGAGCCGCAGCCGGGCCGCCGCGAAGCCCGCGGATGGCGAGTAAGCCCCGAGGTCGAGCGAACGTCTCGGCCGAGTTCGACCTGGACCTGGCGGCGCTCTCGCGCCAGGTCCAGCCTCTACTCCTGCGCGAGGGCGCGCGGGTCATCCGTCGTATCGCGACCGAGGCCCGCGCCCTCGTGCCGGTGAAGACCGGCAACCTGGGCCGCTCGATCCGCGAGGAGCAGGTCAAGCCGACCGGCCCGTTCCGGGTGACCGGCGGCGTCAGCGCGGACGCCCCGTACGCGCGGTACGTCCACGACGGCACCCGCGCACACATCATCACGCCGAGGAACGGTCAGTTCCTCGCGTTCCCCGGCCGATCGGGCCAGACCGTGTTCGCGCGCAGCGTCCGGCACCCCGGCACCAAGGCTCGACCGTTCCTCGTCAACGCCGCTGAGCGCGTGGTCGGCGGGCGCGTCGTGAATGTAAAGTGACCCGAAGTTCCACCCCCACCGACCTGAAGGGCCTGTGAAATGACCGCACCATCCACCCCCACCACCGACGCCGTGTTCGCCGAACAGCCCGCGGCTCCCGCCCCGGCCGCGCCGTCGGCCGAGGTGGCCGTCGCCGAGCCCGCCGCCGAGGTGGCCGTGCCGGACGGCCCGAAGCCGTGGGAGCACGAGACGATGGAGTTCCGGGGCGACACCCTGGAGATCCGCAAGCCGACGCAGCAGGCCCTCTCGGGCTTCTCGCTCGCGTCGAGCAAGTACGTGGACATGCAGGTGAAGAACGACGTGTTCGGCCTGTTCCTGGTCCGGCATCTCTCGCCCGAGAGCTACGGCCGCGTCATGTCCCGGCTGATGGACCCCGACGACGCCGACTACGACACCGAGACCATCGGCGAGCTGGTGAAGGGCCTCGTCGAGACCGCGGTGCCCGAGGCTGCCGCCGCAGCTGAGCAGGGCTGACTACCGCGGTAATCACCGCGCACCTTGGTAGCCTACGAGGGTGACCGCGCCATCCGCCGGAAAGATCCGGCTCGAAGCTGACTTCGACGCCTCCTCTCTCCCGACGCAGATCACGATGGCCGTACAGCGGTCGGTTCAGCCCGCCCTCGCTGAAGTGCAGAAATCCGTCGCCGCGGTCTCAGCCGAGATCAACAAGGTGGACGGCAAATCGTTCGACGCCGTGGCCCGCTCTGCCGGGAACACGGCGTCGAGCATGTCCGGCGCGAGCAAGGCCGCGCGCGATGTCGAAGCTCAGATGTCGCGCGCGGCCAAGGCCGCCGATGCGGTGGAGGCCGCCGAGCGCAAGCTGGCCAGCACCCGCGACCGAGAACTCGATCTCGCGAACAAGCTCACGCGCGCCGAGGCGGCGTACAACGACGAGGTGGCCCGCTCGGGGTCCGAGTCGGACAAGGCCACCGCGGCCCGCGAGCGGTACATCTCCGCGCAGAACAGCTACACCCGCGCCCTGGAGAACACCGAGGTAGCCGCACGCCGTGTGCAGGCCACACAGACCGGCTCCACCGCCGCCCAGGATCAGCTCGCGGCGGCGCAGCGCAACGTCGCCAACGAGCAGGAGCGGGCGCAGGAGAGCACCGCGTCGCTCGGCCAAGCGCAGGACGAGGCCGACCGGTCGACCGGCGGCTGGACCGAGCGATTGAAGGGGCTCGGCGTCATGCTCGCCGGGGTCTTCGCCGTGGACTCGTTCATCGGCGCGATCACCGACGTGATCAACGTCGGCAACGACCTGACCACGCAGCTGAACACCATGCAGGGCGTGAGCGGCGCGACCGCGGCCGAGATGGACAAGGTCAGCGCCGCCGCGCGCACCCTGGGCAACGACGCCTCGCTCCCGGCCACCTCGGCGAGCAAGGCCGCCGCCGCGATGACCGAGCTGAGCAAGGGCGGGTTCTCGGTCCAGGACTCCATGACCGCGGCGCGGGGCACCCTGATCCTGGCCGCCGCCGCGCAGGTCGACGCCGCGCGCGCCGCCGAGATCCAGTCGGACGCCCTGAACATCTTCGGGCTGAAAGCCGACTACGCCACCAAGGCCGCGGACATCCTGGCCAACACCGCGAACTCGTCGTCGGTCGAGATCGAGGACGTGGCCAACTCGATGAAGTTCGCGGGCGCGACGGCGAACACCCTCGGCATCGACATGAAGGACACGGCCGCCGCGATCGGCGTCCTGGGCAACGCGGGCATCAAGGGCGAGCAGGGCGGCACCACGCTGCGCGCCGTGCTCTCGTCCCTGGTCGCGCCGTCGAAGCAAGCCAGCATCGCGATGGACGAACTGGGCCTGAGCGTGTTCGACGCCGAGGGCAAGTTCAAGGGGATGCCGGTCCTGTTCGACCAGCTCGCCGCCGCGCAGAAGCGGATGACGCCCGAGGCGTTCGCCGCCGCCAGCGCGACCGCGTTCGGCCGCGAGGCGATGAACTTCGCCGCCATCGCTGCGCAGAACGGGGCCGAGGGCTTCAACAAGATGGCCGTCGCGGTCGACGAGAACGGGTCGGCGATGCGTCTCGCGGAGACGCAGATGCAGGGCCTACCCGGCGCGTGGGAGGGCCTTCAGAACTCGATCGAGTCCGTGCAGCTCACGATCTACGACCTGATCAAGGGGCCGCTGGAGGCCCTGATCAACGGGCTGGCCGCGACGCTCGACGCCGTCATGGGGCTGTTCGGATGGCTCGGTCAGCACCAGGGTGTACTCGTCGCGGTGGCCGGAGCCGTCGGCACTCTGACCGTGGCCATCGTCGCGAATCGCATCGCGATGAATCTCGCGATGGCCAGCTTCGCCGGAGCACCGGGGATCTTCGCGCGGATGGGCGCGGCCATCGCCGCCACCACCGCGGCGACCTGGGCGAGCACGACGGCGTTCCTCGCGAGCCCCATTACCTGGATCGTGATCGGCATCGCCGCTGTCGTCGCGGCGTTCGTTCTCCTGTGGAAGAACGTCAAGGGGTTCCGCGATTTCTGGATCGCCGTGTGGGAGGGCATCAAGTCCGCGGCGTCCGCTGCCTGGGACTTCCTGAAGGGCGTGTTCGCCGGGATCGCCCGGCTGTGGACCGAGTACGTCGTGCCCGCCTTCAAGGCCGTGGTCGCCTTCCTCGCGCCGATCTTCCAGGAGATCGGTTCGATGATCGCGCGGTTCTGGGAGAACTGGGTGATGCCCGTCGTGCGGCTCATCGCGAAGGGCTGGGAAGTGCTCGGCACCGGCCTGAGCCTCGCGTGGGAGAACTGGATCAAGCCCGCTCTGGACGTGATCGGGGCCGGGGTCGGCTGGCTCTGGGAGAACGCGATCAAGCCCGCCATCGACGTGATCGCCGCCGGGTGGGGCCTGATCGCCACGGGCCTGAGCTGGGCGTGGTCGAACGTCATCAAGCCCACCCTGGACGTGCTCGGGGCCGGGATCGCGTGGTTGTGGTCCAACGCCATCAAGCCGGTGATCGACTGGATTCTCGGCGGGTGGGAGAACATCGGCCGCGTGCTCTCGTGGTTGTGGACCACGATCATTCAGCCCGTGTGGGGCTTCATCGCCGGGGCCGTACAGGCGGCGTGGGTCGTGATCCAGTACGTGCTCGCGGCCATCGGCGCGGCCGTGCTGATCCTCGGCGGCGTCCTGACGTGGCTCTGGCAGAACGTCGCGATGCCCGTCTTCAACGGCATCGGCACGGTGATCTCGTTCGTATGGAACACGATCGTGAAGCCGGTGTTTGATGCGTGGGTCTCGTTCTTCCAGACCGTGCTCGCGCCGATCTTCTCGTGGCTCTGGAATAACATCATCGCCCCCGCCTTCAACGGCATCGGCACGGTGATCTCGTTCGTCTGGAACTCGGTCATCAAGCCGGTGTTCGACTTCATCGTGTCGACGGTGCAGAACGTGCTCGCGCCGATCTTCTCGTGGCTCTGGAACTCGGTCATCGTGCCCGCGTTCAACGGCATCGGGGCCGCGATCTCCTGGGCGTGGGAGAACCTGATCAAGCCGGTGTTCGACTTCATCGGTGCTGGTCTGAAGCTGATCGGCGACGGCGCGAGCTGGCTCTGGAACGAGATCATCGTGCCCGCGTGGAACGGCATCGGCGAGATCATCCGCTCGGTCTGGGAGGGCGTGATTCAGCCCGCGTGGACCGCGCTGAAGGACGGGTTGAAGTCGGTCGGCGATTTCTTCTCGTCGGTGGTCGACGGCATCGGCAAGGTCTGGGGAAACCTGAAGAACCTGCTGGCCAAGCCCATCAACTTCATGATCGGCACCGTCTACAACAACGGCATCCGCAAGGCGTGGAACACGGTGGCGAAGTTCCTGCCCGACGTGAAGGAAGCTCCCGAGCTAGGGCTGATCCCCGAGTACCACCGCGGCGGCACGATCAAGGGGCCGCGAGGCCGCGACAACGTGCTCATGTGGGGCGAGCACGGCGAGCACATGCTGACCACCGCGGACGTGGCGGCGATGGGCGGGCACGACTCGATCTACGCGATGCGCGCCGCTCTCCAGTCCGGTGCCCCGTTCTCCTACGACGGCTCCACGCTGCACACCGACGCCTCGGGCCAGCGCACCACGCCGACCTTCAAGGGCGGTCTGCCCGGTCACTTCCGCGGCGGCGAGATTGCCGACTTCGGCGGGCTCCGGCCCGTCTCCCAGGCGTACCGCGCGTGGCTGATGAAGGCGTTCGGCATTGCCGACATCGGCGGCTACCGCGCGCCGGACGGCTACAACGAGCACTCGTCGGGCCTCGCGCTCGACGTGATGGTGGGTGCGAACCGCGCCCTTGGTGACGCTGTCACCGGCTACACGCTCGGCATCGCCAACCTGCTGGATCTCCAGTGGGTCATCTGGAAGCAAGCCATGCACTACCCCGGCGGCCGTGTCGAGGGCATGGCCGACCGCGGCTCGCCGACGCAGAACCACATGGACCACCCGCACATCCTGCTCGGCCCCGGCGCGCAGATCGGCGGGTACCCGGCGGTCAATGACGTGAAGTGGGACCCGGCCATGCTGTCCCAGGTCTCGCCCGCGGGCGGCGGTGCGCCGAAGGAAGTCACCACGCCCGAGCAGGGCCGAACGGGGTTCTTCGACCGGATCGGCTCGGTGTTCGGAAAGGTGCTCGACCCGATCCGCGATTCCATCGCGGGTGCCATCGGCACCCCGCCGCCGGAGTGGCTGGGCCTGCCCAGCTCGTTCCTGAAGGGCGGCGCGAAGGTCGCCATCGACGGGGCCAAGTCCGTGGTGACCGGGCTCGGCGACGCGGTCGGCGGCGCGTGGGATAAGGCGAAGTCGGTCGTCGCCGGGATCTTCGATACCGGCGGCATTCTGAACTCGGGCAACGTCGCGATCAACAAGTCGGGCAAGCCCGAGCGCGTGCTGGACCCGAAGCAAACGCAGCTGTTTGAGGTGATGGTCAAGGCCCTGGCCTCCATCGCCACCCCGGCCAGCGCGATGATGAAGTCGGGCACCTACGACCCCGGCTTCGAGTCGATCGGCATCTCGGCGACCGCGCCGCTGGTCACGCAGATCAAGGCCGTGCACGACGAGCTGGCGAAGGCCGTCGCGCCGAAGATCCTCGCGTCGGGCAAGGAATCCAAGGCCAAGGTCGCCACCCCCGAGGAGAAGCTGGCCGATGCATCCGACCGGATCGCGCAGCTGATCAACAAGGGCACGGGCGCGACGAAGACCCTCGGCATGGGCGAGGACTCCGCGATCACCAGCTCGGCGAAGGCCATCCGCTCGGGCATCGAGAAGGTGATCGAGGACGGCACGCTGACCCCGAAGCTGGCCGAGGCGACCGGGCTCGCCGCCGACTCGGCGCTGATCAAGAACCTGCTGGACCAGCGCACGGGCGCAGGCGTGAAGGCCGGGCAAAAGGTCACGATCAACGCGACCGACGGCACCGCGAACATCTCTGGCAAGGCCGCCGACGGCTCGGGCTCGACCACGAAGACTAAGACCAGCTCGTCGAGCACGAACGGCGAGTTCCCGGAGAACCCGCAGTTCGCGTGGCTGAACGATCTGTGGCGGAAGGTCTTCGGTGGCAGCAAGGCCACCGAGACGGCGGCCACGAGCACTGTCGAGACGCCCGCGGTGCCGCCGTCGGCTGGCGCGAGCGCAGTCGAAGACGCCAAGGTGGAGACGCCGAAGCCCGAGACGAAGGACACGGCCACCGCGCCGGACGCCAACTACAACGGCGGCACGCCCGAGATCCACAATGCGGTGTACAAGGCGTTCCGCGAAGCGGGCTTCGCCGATTCCGAGTGGGCGTCGCTGGTGAACCTGATCAACGGCGAGTCGTCGTGGAACCCCCAGGCCCAGAACCCCGGCTCGACGGCCTACGGCCTCGGCCAATTCCTGGATCAGACGTGGGCCACCGTCGGCGGATCGAAGACGGACGACCCGTACCAGCAGGCCGTCCTCATGCTGAAGTACATCAAGAGCCGCGGCGACTACGGCACCCCGAGCAAGGCGTGGGAGATGTGGCAGTCGCGGAACCCGCACTGGTACGACCAGGGCGGCGTCGCGCGCGGCACCGGCTTCATGGCGAAGAACGTCATCCAGCCCGAGCGCGTGCTGAGCCCCGGCCAGACGAAGCTCTTCGACACGCTGGTGACCTCGCTCCAGTCGATCGACCGCAGCCAGCGCAGCGGCGACAACCTCGGCGCGCTCCAGATGCAGAACTCGGTGCAGTCCGGGTTCGTCAAGGGCATGAAGATCCTGGGCTACACCGCCCCGGACTTCACGCAGAACGGCGGCCAGAACGGCGAGGGCGACCTGGTCGGCAACGCGCGGATCGCCGACGCGACCGGCCGCCTGGCGTCCGACACCCTGAGCTACCTGGACCGCACGGCGTCCAGCCAGGCCGAGGTGCAGGCGGCGCAGACCAAGCAAACGCAGGCCATCATGGGCCAGGTCGCGAATCAGCTCACCGAGAAGGTGTTCACGCCGATGCTCCAGACCGGCGTCCAGCAGGGTGTCCAGCTGGTCGTCGAGAACTCGAAGACCAGCGACTTGTTCAAGTCGATGGGCAACTCGATGGGCCAGTCGGCCGGGACGATCGTCGCCCAGGCCGTGAGCGCCGCGGTCGCCTCGTCGTCGAACTCCGGCGGCAGCGGCGGCGGCCTCGGAAACCTCGTGGGCATGGCGACCGGCGGCGTCGCGGGCGTGAACAGCCGAGGCGTGCTGTTCGGCCCCGGCACCGGCACGTCCGACTCGATCGTGGCGCTGGACGAGGCGGGGATCGCGCACGCTCGCGTGGCACGCGGCGAGGGCGTCGTGCCCGCGAACATCATGCGTCGGTACCCCAACCTGATCCAGCAGTTGAAGGGCCTGCCCGGCTACGCGGGCGGCACGCTGCCGAAGTCGGCGAACCCGAACAACTCGGTCGGCGCGGATCTCCTCGGCCTGCCGCCGGGGCCGCTGGCCACGATCGTGAACCTGCTCGTGCGCATCTTGCTGACGGTGATCGGCCTCCAGATCACCGTGCGCGACACGCTGGTGGACATGGCCAAGGACGTGCGCGCGTTCCGCGGCGACTTCAAGGCGTTCGATGCGACCGGCCGCCTGAACTCGGACACGTCCGGCCTGATCGACCGCACGGACACGAGCAAGGAAATCGTGAAGAACGAGCGCATCCGCATCCTGAAGCAGATCATCGAGGCGACCGTAAAGTACCTGGTCGAGAAGCTGCTGAAGCCCATGCTGAACGCCCTGTTCAACGGCCTGGCCAACATGGGCGGGACCGCGATCGGCAACGCCATCGGCGGCGCGATCGGCGGCCCCGCGGGCGCGGGCATCGGCGGCCTGGTCGGCCAGGTCGCCGGGGCCGGACTCCAGGGCCTCGGCGACATCGCGACCGAGGTCATCGCGTCCGCGATCACCGAGGGCGTAGCGGTGGCGCTCGACGAGATCTTCAATTTCGGCAACACGTTCTCGCTGACGGACATCCTCGGCGGCGGCATGTTCAACTTCCTGAGCCTGGGCAACCTCGCGTCGATCTTCGGTATCGGCCAGGGCCAGTTCGATCAGGGCGGCATCGCGAACGGTGTCGGAATGATGCCGAAGGCGACCATCAAGCCCGAGCGCGTGCTGAGCCCGCGCCAGACGGAGAGCTTCGACCGCCTGGTGCAGGCACTAGAGTCTGGGGCACGGCCGGGCAACACCACCACGATCCACGCCCCGATCACCGTCCAGGGCGGCGAGCGGAGCGGCGACGATGTCCGCACCCGCCTGCTGACCCTGATGAGCTAGGAGACCGACGTGGCATTCCGCGGATACTTCGCCATCGACGGGCAGGAGATCACGAACTCCTCGCGCGTCGTCGGCCACCTCGGGTATTCGACGCCCCAGCAAGATGCCGGGATCGTCTGCGCCGAGATCACCCTGGACGAAGACCCGGACGGCTCCGGCCTCTACGCGCCCGGCCCGCTGCCGGTCGGCTCGGCTCCGGCCGAGGGCGGCGAGCTGTACTACCCCGGTCTGGCCACCGAGGGCGAGTGCGGGCTGACCGAGGTCTCGCCGCTGCTCTACGAGATCCCGCCCAGCAGCGTGAAGGTGGGCAACCTCTGGTCGCCGCCTGACGGTGCCGAGCGGTACGGCCCCGGCCTGCTCCAGTTCGACGGCAACTGCTGGGGTCCGTCGGCGCTGTGCGGGTGTCGGCTGCGCGTGCAGTATGACGACTCCTGGCCGGGCCTGCGCGAGTTCCTGAGCGACACCGTCTACCGCCCCGAGCTGGCCCCGTGGCACAGCTCGCGCATCCCCGAGTCGGCCGAGTTCGGCGGGATTTGGGTCATGGATGTGACCGGGCTCGGGCCGACCCCGATCGAGCGGCCGATCACCAACCTGATCGGTAACGGCGCGGCGGCGGGCGTGCACCGCGACGGCGCGCGCGTGGTCACCTTCAACGCGGTGCTGGTGGCGTGCACGAACGCGGGCGTCGAGTACGGGCTGAACTGGCTGACCTGCCAGCTGCGCGAGACGGCGCACCGCACCGACGCGCGGCTGACCTACTTCGCCGCGCACCCCTCGCACACCGAGGCCGACGCGGCGACGCTGCTGCGCGATCTCCACGGCGTCGTGCTCACTAAGGCCCCCTCGGTCGACGAGGTGGCGGGGAAGGGCGTCGGCCCGAATCAGCAGGCGACCATGTACCGGATCTCGTGGGAAATGACGGTGCTGAACCCGTACAGCTACCGGCCGCCGATCGAGATCCCGATCGAGTGGGACACCGTCGTGGTGGAGCCCATCGAGTGGAGCCACGCCGCGAACTGCCCGACGTGCGAGCCCGACGTGCCGATCCTGTTCTCGACCGAGTGCGCGCCCGAGCGGCTGGTCGTCGGCCAGACCCCGCCGCCGGTCTGTGGTGGCTGTATGCCCGTCTGCGCCGTTGACCAGTACATCACCGTCATTCCGTCACGTGACTACGCGCTCTCGTGCGGCGACACCGTGGTGAACGTGGAGGTCGAGAACCGCGGCGTCGACCCGCTGACCCTCCAGCTGTATTTCCGGCGGTGCGGCTCGGCCGAGGCGTGCGCGCCGTCGTTCCCCCTCCAGGTGTCCGGGCTCGCCGCCGGGGCCTCGCTCTCGCTCGACTCGGTCTCGGGCCGGTACTTCGCCGAGTTCGACGGGAAGCGGCGGCGGCCGGTCGGCATCGTCGGCACACCGTCGGGCGCGCCCTGGACGCCGGTCGTGCTCGACCGCGCCGAGTGCTGGGAGCTGGTGGCCACCGCGGCCGACGGCGCGGACTTCTCGGTGAAGCTGACGCTGATCGACCGGGAGAGCTGAGCCGTGATCGTCACCGAGAATCAGACCGCGGTGCTGCGCACCGTGCGCGGAATCCAGCTGGCCCAGTTCGGCCCCGAGTCGGCGGCGTCGCTGTCCTGGACCCGCGACCTGCGCGAGACCTCGCGGTGCGAGCTGGTGGTGCCGAACTCCGAAGCCGTCGACATGCTGCCCGAGATCACCCCGTGGGCGCACTGGCTCGACGTGTGGGACACCGACAACTCGGTGCTGCTCTGGTCCGGCCCGATCCTGAAGCTGGCGTCGAGCCGCGAGAGCCTGACCCTGTCCGCGCGCGACGTGTCCGCGCTGACCACCCGCACCCGCTGCCCGATCTCGAAGGAATGGGACGCCAGCGACCCGTGCCGGATCGCCGCCGAACTGTGGACCGCGATGCTCGCGCTGCACAACATCAAGGCGACCCCGATCCTGCGCAACGCCGGGCAGCCGCCGTTCAACTTCAAGTGCGAGGCCGACACGAAGTTTCTCCAGGCCGTGCTCGACGATCTGGAGAAGATCGGCCTGCGCTGGACCGTGGTCGCGGGCGTTCCCATCCTGGGGCCGGTGCCGACCGACGCGACGGTGCTCGATGAGCGCGACCTACAGGGCGACATCCAGGTGATCCGCGACGGCACCGAGACGGCGAACGACATCCTGGTGCGCGGCGCGGACTTCTCGGCGCGCACGACGGTGCCGCTCGGCGGGCTCCACCTCCAGGGCCTCGTGAATCTCGACTCGATGTTCGGGGTGTCCAACCTGGAGCGCGCGGCGCGCGAGTACGCGCAGAGCACCGCCAGCATCCGCGACGCGCTCTCGCTGCCCGGCGGGCTCATCCTGCACCCGGACACCCCGGTGACGATCGACGACCTGCTGCCCGGCGCGCGCTTTGAGGTGCACGCCCGCGGCCTGGTCTCGCTGATGGAGCTGGAGAGCGTCGAGGTCAAGCGCAGTCCCGGCGACCTGGAGGTAAGCGTTACCCTGGAGTCCGTGCCCACCGACGCGCCCGAGCTGGCGACGAACGACCGAATCGGCGGTGGCCTGTGAGCGGGACGAACACCGGCCGCGCGCCGCGCACGGACGCCGAGTGGGCGCGCGAGCTGACCCGCCGCGTGACCAACCTGGAGAACCCCGACACCTCGCGTATCGGTGAATGGGTGCTCAGCTCGAAGGACGGCGAGCTGGTCGCCACGAAGCAAGGCCAGCAGGTCAAGATCGGTGTGCCCGAGGTGAGCGCGACCGAGTTCACCACCGCGCTGCGCGGCGTGCACCGCGAGGCCGAGAAGGCGAAGGACGCCGCCGACGCCGCGCAGGAGACCGCGGACAGCAAGACCCCGCTGGAGCAATTCGAGGATCTGCTGGACGGCGTCGCGCAGGCAGGCGGCGGCGTGCTCGCCCCGATCGGCGGCGCGATCGGCGATGCCCTGGAGGGCATTCTGAACATCTTCCAGATCGGGAAGAACGCGCAGACCAAGGCCACCGACGCGCAGAATGCGGCCGACGCCGCGGTGCAGGTCATCGGCATCACCTCGGGCACCATCGGAAACCTACTGTGGGTCCGCAACTTCTACGCCTCCACGGGCACCACCACCTGGACAGTGCCGACCGCGCCCGCGGGGTACCGCCTGGAGCGGGTCGACGTGCAGCTGGTCGGCGCGGGGCAGGGCGGCCCGAAGGTTCCCAGGAACTACGAAGGCGTGGCCGACGGTGGGCTACCGGGCGGGTTCATCCGGCGCTCGTTCACCCCCGACGAGATCGGCCCCGTGGGCACGGTCTACAACCTCGTGATCCCCGCAGGTGGGCCGGGAGCGACGAGCACAGGCCCCGCGGCTGACCCCGCCCGCGCGACGATGACACGCGCGGACACCGGCACGCTGCTGGTCCGCTCCAGCGCGCCGGGCACCTCGGGCATCTACATGACCGCGGGCATCCCGAGCACAGATCAGAAACCGGGTGCGGGTGGTGCCAACGGATTCTCGATCTACAACGAGCCCGCCAGCGAGGGCGTATCGGGCACGTGGAACTACACCGACGGCCAGCCCGGACAGCCCTCGCTCGAAGCGGCGGGCGGCGCGCCCGGTCGCGGCCCTACAGGGTGGTTCGGCACGGGCAAGACGGTGCCGACGGCTGGCGAGAACGCGCCGACCTCAGACCCCTACTACCGGTTCTGTGGTGCGGGCGGCGGCGGTGGTGGTGGTGGTGCGAACGGCCCCGGCGGCAAGGGTGGAGACCCCGGCGGCGGCGGTGGTACCGGATCGCCGAACGACGGCGGGATCTTCGGTGGCTCCGCGACCAACGGCGGCCCCGGTGGCCGAGGCGAGATCGTCGTGTGGGCCGTCTTCGCACCGCTGCCGGTAGAGTGACCGGCATGAGCCGCGTGCACCTGGTCCGATCCAACCCCGGAGATCGGAGCTACGCCGTCGCGTACGACGACCCACTGATCGTCTTCCCTCGTCGGGTCGCGTGCATCCACTCGGACCAGAACTACGAGATCTCGATCGACTGGGAGAACACCCCTGCCCAGCTGCGCGAGTTCACCATCTCCAGCCCGCCCCCGATGGAGAACACGTACGTGGTGCCGCCGTCCGGCATCTACGGGTCGGGGCTCGACGGCCGGACGATTCAGGTCTGGGCCTCCACCGAGCGCATGGACTTCGAGGACATCCTGGCCGAGATCGGCGTCACCGAGGTGCTGGACGAGCCCCTGCCGGTCGACCCCTCCACGCTCCCGCACGTCATGGGCGCGGTGCCCACCGAGGCCGACCTGCCCGAGGACTTCGAGCCGATGGGCGTCTACCTCGTGCGCGAGAACGGCACCGGGTACTGCAACGGCGGCGCGGGCGAGGGCTGGCAGTCGATGCGCTGGACGCCGGAGTGCGCGGACGCCTTCGGCGTCGCCGAGTCCGACGTGCCGGACCTGACCGTAGGCTGACCGTCATGGCCGTGGTGTGCATCGACGAGAATCTGGACATTGGCGGCGGTGGCGCGCTGAAGCTGCGCCCCTGGTCGGTTCCTCGCCTCGTGGTCGACGAGATCGCGCTGTCCGGTGGCGACGGCCCCGTGTACGCGCTGACCTCGCTGCCCGGTCGCCTGCTCATCGACAAGGCCGTGACCTGGACCAACGATAGCCCGCTGCCGCAGGTCGTGCTCGTGCGCATCACGCGCGGCTCCCGCGAGTGGCTGACCAGCAACCCGAACGCGCTCCAGCTGCGCGACCGCTGGAGCTACGCCTACGACAAGGCCCCCGAGCGGCCGGTCACGACGGGGCAGTACAACAGCCAGGTGGGCAGCGCCATCGACACCGGCACGAACACCGTTAGCGAACCGAACTACGGCCGTCACTGGTGCTCGATGGACGCGCACAGCTCGGACGAGTGGCTGCGCCCAGTGCTGCCCGGCGAGACCGTGAATCTCTGGTATCAGGCGTGGCTCTGGACGCCGCCGCCCTGGTCGGACAACGCGAACAAGACCAACCCCCAGCACAATTTCAAGGCCGGGTATACGCGCATCCAGCTGATCGCGTTCCCCCAGCAGGGCACGGTGGTGGCGGGATGATCAAGGTCTGCACCAGCGAGTTCATGATCTCGGACGTGAACGGCATCGGCCCGGCGCGGGCGTGGTTCCCGCGCGTGGTCGCCGAGGCGTTCGTCGGCTCGACCAAGGACGGCGAGATCAATCGCGCGCCGGACCCGGTGCCGATGATCGTCGCCGAACTGTCGTGGTTCAACAACACCGAGGCCGACCAGGACGTGGCCGTGATCGTGCACCGCGCGCCGCGGTCCATCACCTCCACGAACCCCGTCACCGTCGTGATCCAGGATGCGTGGACCTTCGACGTGGGGGCGAGCCCGTCGGCCAGCCAACCCACCGTCACGCAGGACTCGTTCGGCGGCCGACTCCAGATCGACCGCGCCGACGTGAACACCGACGACCTGCACTTCGGCCGCCTGTTCCTGGACGGCGACGACTGCCAGACCTACGTGAGCATCGGCCCGGTGCCCGCGGGCCAGGGTTTCCACCTGCGCTACCTCGCGGCCGTCCAGACCCCCGGCACGTGGACCACCGCCGAGGAGCCGCGATACGAGGCGTACGCGCGGTGGGTCCGGCTCGTGGCCCTCGCCTCGCCGATCGGAGCATGACGTGACCTGTGTCGAACCGAACCACTTCGAGGACGACGGCGGCACCGTCGTCCCGCAGCCGTGGATGCAGTACCGCCAGATCGCCACGGCGTCGACCGCGAGCCGGTCGGGCACCTACCCGCCGACCGGCGGCGGCGCGAAGAACGAGCAGCTTCAGGCGGTCGGTCTGTTCTGGACCAACGACACGCCGATCTCCCAGCTGGTCTACGGGATCGTCACGCGCGGCGGCGCGAAGATGGAGCTTCAGGCCCGCAGCCGTGCGTTCATGGAGGCGTGGCACGCGCTGGGCATCGGCGGGCCGGGCACGACCCCGCAGGCCATCCAGGCCGGTCGGTTCGGTACCGGGCTGGACGTGGGCTCGGGCGGCCTGCTCGGCGTGAACACCGCGTACGGCGTCAGCGAGGTGCGCCAGCACTCGCACTCGTTGCCACTGGTGCCGCAGCGCACGGGCTGGCTGAAGGTCGACCCCGGCGTGACGATCCACGCCGCGTTTCAGCTGTTCTTTATGTCCGAGTTCTGGGAGAACACACCGATCACGGGCGGCGACGCCAGCACCGGGTCGAGCTACATCACGGGCGACACGCGGATCGACCTCTACGCGATCCCGGTAGTCTGACGGGGAACCCATCGGGAGGCCCCCATGTACGACCCGCCCTCATCCGTCGTCGACCTGGAATCGGACGCCGAAGACGTGCCGATGACCGGCCCGTACCGACCGCTGGAGATCCCCCAGTACGGCACCGTCCAGGCCCGCAAGCCCCAGCCCGCCGCGGTGTCCCTGATCGCCGCCGCGGTGAACTCGAAGGCGTCGGCCGAGTTCCGTAACGAGGCCCTGGTGATGTTCATCCAGGCGCACATGAGCCCCGACGACTTCGGCGAGATGATGCGCCGCCAGATCACCGGTGAGGTGCCCGACCGCTTCAGCGTCGGCGACGTGGCCGAGGCGTTGGCCACGTGGGGCACCAGCCGCCCTACCAAGCCGTCGCGGCGCTCAGCTCTGCGACGGCTCAACACTGGCGCGTCCTCCGCGCGAAGCTGATCCAGGGCGGCATCGCCCGCCCGCTGGAGTCCCTGCCGACCCTGCACGCGCTGCTCGACACCACCGAGGCCGCGGTGCTGGAGTCGATGGAGGAGAAGAAAGACCGCGAGCGGTACCTGGACGCGATGTATCGGCCGAAGCTGGAGCTGGCCCCCGGTCTGGCTGGCGCGGGTTACAAGCCGAAGCCCGCGGGCTTCGACGATGACGATGTCGACGCCTCGTTCGATGCGTTCGCCAGCGCCGCGCGTACCGGCCGCTGAGATACCCTGATCGCATGGCGGAACTCCTGGTCGGCTACGACCCCACCAAGCCCCAGGGCCAGCGACTCGCCCCTGAAGTGCAGGCTGAGATCGAGCTGCTGGCCCCGTCGAACATCCCCAACGGCGGCGTCACCACGTCGAAGATCGCCAACGACGCCGTCACGCAGGACAAGATCGGCGACGCCGCGGTGGGCGCGGACCAGCTGGCGGCGAACGCCGTCGGCACCGCCGCTCTGGCCACGGGCTCGGTCACCGCGGTGAAGATCGCCAACGGCGCGGTCACCTCGGCCAAGGTCGGCGTCGGCGTGATGAAGGTCAAGGACGCCAGCGGCAACGACATCACCATGACCGGGGTGCCGGTGACCGCGGCGCAGTACGCCGCCATCCCGAGCCCCGATCCGAACGTGCTGTACCTGATCTCGTGACCATCAAGCTGGGCTCGACGACCATCTCGGCGCTGCGTCTGGGCAGCACCGAGATCACGCAGGTGCGCCTCGGATCGACGCTCATCTGGGCCAAGACCAACGTGCGCGACGACTTCAATCGCGACGACCAGGTGGGCCTCGGGCCGAACTGGACCGACCACGGCACCGCGACCGCCGAGTTCCGCGCCGGGATCTCCCAGAACACCGCGCGAGCGCAGGTGCCCGACGCGCTGTTCGACATCGTCCAGCCGGTGCGGTTCTCGCGCTGGCGCTACAGCGCGGCCACGGTGCCATCGGACAACGGCTACGTCGAGTTCCGCATCGGCAACGCGGGCGCGATCACCGCGGATCACATCACGCAGGTGTACGGCCGTCTGAGCAATGGCGGGTGGACGCACGGCGTCGGCGTGCAGCTCGACTCGGGCCTGCTGCGCATCGTGCGCATGGTCGGCGGCACCGAGACGATCATGGCCAGCTCGACCGCAGGCGCGGGCAACTACGCCTCGGGCGACATCGTCCGGCTGACCTTCAACGGGCAGGTGTTCAGCCTGTACCGCAACGGCGCGCTGGTGGCCGGGTGGACCGATACCGGCTCGGCCGCCGTCGGCGCGGGGTACCGCTCGCTCGGCATCAGGGTGACCGGCTCGAAGGATTTCTTCGGCCCCCGCCGCTACAGCGCGTCGATCGACTACGTGGAGGCAGGCTGATGGCTGACCGGCTGATCTCGATCGACACCGCCGAGCCCGAGGGCCAGCGGTTCCCCGTCGTCGTCCGCGCCGAGATCCTGGCGGTGGCCGGGTCCGTCGGCCAGGTGACCTCGGTCAACGGCCGCAGCGGCGCGGTGACGCTGAGCAAGACCGACGTGCAGCTGGCCAACGTCGACAACACCAGCGACGCCAGCAAGCCCATCAGCACCGCGACGCAGACCGCGCTCGACGGTAAGGCCGCGGTGAACCACACGCACACCAAGGCCGACATCGGCCTTGGCAACGTGGACAACACGAGCGACGCGGCGAAGCCGATCAGCACGGCCACGCAGACCGCGCTCGACGGCAAGGCGGCGCTGAGCCACACGCACACCAAGGCGCAGGTCGGGCTCGGGAACGTCGACAACACCAGCGATGCGAACAAGCCGGTCAGCACCGCCACGCAGACGGCGCTCAATGCGAAGGTGAACACGGTCGACGCCGTCTCAGCGGCGACGGCGGGCAAGGTCGTGCAGCGGGACGCCAACGGGCGCGCGCAGGTGGTCGATCCGTCGGTGGCCGCCGACATCGCGACCAAGGGCTACGTCGACTCGGCCATCGGCTCCGGCGGCGTGGCCGACGGCGGGATCACCACGGCGAAGCTGGCCGACGGCGCGGTGACCACGGTCAAGGTCGGCGACGGCCAGATCACAGCGGCGAAGATCGCCACGGGTGCGGTGGTGCTGCCCACGCGCACGATCACCGCGGGCACCGGCCTGAGCGGCGGCGGCACGCTGGCGGCCGACCGCACGCTGGCCGTGGTCTACGGCACCACCGCGGGCACCGCGGCGCAGGGCAACGACGCGCGGCTGAGCGACCAGCGCGTGCCGACCGACAACTCGGTGACCTCGGCGAAGATCGTCGACGGCACGATCGTGAACGCCGACATCTCCGCGTCGGCCGCGATCGACCCGACCAAGCTCGGCACCGGCCGCGTGACCGGATCGACGAACGGCACCGTCGCGAGCAAAGTCGTCTGGACTGGCACGGCTGCACAACTGGCCGCCGTCGGGACGAAGGACGCGAACACCGTCTACATCGCGGCGGGCTGACCCATGCCGCTCTACGTCGGACCCACCCTCGCCACGGACGTGTACAACGGGGTGACTCCCGCCGACTCGGTGTTCCTCGGTAACACCGAGGTATGGCGGCGCACCCCGACCCTCGTGGAGATCACGGGCAACAACGCCGCGTATCCGATCCCAGCGTACGCGGCGTTCGTCGACGTGGTGATCCTGTCCGGCGGCGGCGGCGGTCGTGAGGGCGACGGCGGCGCGGGCGCGACGGGCAACGGCGGGAAGAAAGGCCAATGGTCCTCCACGACCCTGAACGTGGCGGCCCTGGGCATCACCACCCTGAACCTGTCCATCGGCGCGGGCGGCCCGGCGGGGGCCAAAGATGCGGGGAACGTCGTCGAGTCGAGCCGGGGCGGCACCACTACGGTTGCGTGGGCGGGTGGGTCGCTCTCAATCCCCGGCGGTGGCGGCGGCTCGGGTACCGGCGGCGCGGCCGGTGAGTCGCCGGGTAGCTACTCCTACGGCGGTCAGACCTTCACTGGCGGCGGTACGGCCCCGTCGGGCAGCTCGCGAACCAACGGCAACCCGCCCGGCGGTGGCGGCGGCGGCGGCGCGGGCGGGATCTTCAATGGGCAGACCGCGGGCATGGCGGGCGCGCAGGGCCGTATCTGGCTGATCTTCCGGTCATACTGACGACGAGACCCCGCCACCGTGGAGGTGACGGGGTCTCTCGGGGCCGGTCAGATGTTGCGACCTCGGCCGCCCCAGTTACCGCGGCCGGGTCGGCTGGCCAGCCACTTGTCGATCGTGGCGGGCTTCCATCCCTTGTGCGTCCCGATCATCACGTCGGGCTCGGGCAGTGCCATTTTCGTGAGCGACTGGACCCGCTTCACGCCGATGTACTCGGCCACCTCGGTGCGGCTCAGGTACGTGGGCACCGTGCGGCCCCGCGCACGCTGCGCGGCGGCGAACGCCTTCATCGGACGGGTCTCGTCGATTCCGGTCGTGGTCGTCTGTCCCATTTTGCTCACCTCCTCGGCTGGACATCACCTACTAGTGTAGGGGTTATGCCGGGGGCGTGTACAGCGGCGCGTCCCAGGACGGCGCGCGACCATTCGTTCCGCGGGGCGTCGCTCACCGTCAGCGAGACGGTGCGGTCGCCCACGGTGTCGATCATCTGGCGCACCTCACGGTCGAACCGATCGAGCACGGCGTCGACACTGTCGAGGAACCCCGTCGGGCACAGGTCGCCGCGGCTCTCGGTCTCGATCCGGTCGTACTGCCGGTGAGCGACGCCGAGCTGGCGAGCGAACCCGACCTTGCTCAGGCCGGTGTACAGCCGCTTGGCCCGGATCAGCTCGCCGAGCCCCGCCGTCGGCCTCGGCGGGTTCGGGGTGGTCTCCTCGGGCACGTGGCCCTCCTCTCAGTCTTCGGCGCGGAGCTGCGCCCACTCGGTGGGGAACAGCCGCGCGATGCAGTCGACGCACTCGTTCTCGCGACCGACGACGAACGAATCAACGTCCTGGTCCACCAGCGTGTCGCAGTGGATGCAGTTCTCGTTCTCGGTGTACATCGTGGGGTCTCCTCCCTGGGCGGGTCCATCCCGCCGCACGGGAATGACTTTACCTACTGTGGTGGTGAAAGTCAATCCCGTGCGGGAGGCCCGGCCTACTCCTCGTCCTCGGCGGGCGGGCAGTAGTTCGGCGACTCGGGATCGAGCGAGCACACCGGGTCGTCCTTCTCGTTCACCGTCGGCTTGGCCGGGGTCTCGAAGGTCACCGCGGGCGGCTCCGGCGTAGCGGCGGGCTCCTCGGCCTCGTCCTCCTCGTCGTCCTCGGGCGGGCAGAAAATGTCGTGGATGATGTCGCCGAGCGAGCGGTCGCCGCCGGTCTCGGCGGACGTGCCGGTGTCGGTGCCCGTCGAGTCGCCGGGCTCGGCGAACGCCGGGGCGGCGGGGATGAGCAGCGCGGCCAGCGCGGTGGTGGTGATCAGGGTCTTGCGGAACATGGTGTTCTCCTATCGGTGGGGTGTTCGGTGGGGTGGAAATCAAGGGCGGCGGATCAGCTTCAGGCCGACCGAGTTCGACGACTGGGGCAGGACGGTGAAGCCGTCCGAGCCCCGCACGACGATGTCGGGGTCACCGAAGTAGCCGTTCCGCGCGTCGGACGCGGGCAGCAACTCGATCCAGTGGTTGCCGTGGCCGGGCGCGGGGTCGAGCGTGAAGCGCACCGAGTTGTGGCGCGAGTCGGGCAGGTAGCGGCGGTTCGTGTACTGATCGCCGTACGACACGCGGGTGATCGCCTGCGCGTCGAACTGGGCCTGGTACTTGCCCTCGGCCTCGGCGGCGACGACCTCCAGGCGGGCGATGTAGTCGCGCGCCCAGACGGGCAGCTTGTCCAGCCGCTCGCGCAGCTGGTCATCGGTGGGTCGTGCGGTCATGGTGGTGTCCTCTCAGGGTGGTGGGGCCGGGGCGGGCGGGTGAGACCCGCCCCGGCGGGGAACCGGCGGTGAGGCCGGGGGTCAGAACTTGCCAGCGCAGACCGGGCCGATACCGGCGGCGATGCTGCCCTCGTCGGTCAGGGTCCGGCCGCAGCGGATGCACCGGCCGTACAGGTGGCCGAGTTCCTTCGCGCGCTCCAGCGTGAGCGGGACGCCGGACTGGCGCACCTCGGCGAGCAGGCCGCCGACGTACTCAAACTGGCCGGTCTCGGGGTTCAGCTGCTTGGCGTACTGGTGGCCCGAGCCGTGGACGGCGCGCACCACCTTGGCGATGGCGACCTGCCCGCGGTCGTACGTGAACTCGTAGAACCCGTCCGCGATCTCGCCCGTGGTGCCCATGACCTCGTCCAGCATCGCCTCGGCGACCGGCTTCGCGGCCTTGCGCGGCTGCGCCTTCAGCAGCTCGATCAGCTTCGACGCGCCGGAGCGAGTCAGGGCGGCGGCGTCGGCGTACGCCAGGATCTCGTTCACGCGCTCGCCGAGGTGGTGGGCCGTGACGTTCTTCCCGGCCAGCTCGCGCTTCCACTCGGGCCGCATGGCGAGGCGGATCGCGACGCCGAGCTGGGCGGCGCGGTTGACGTACTTCTCGCTGCCGTTGCTCCACTCGCGCTCATCGAGCAGCGAGGCGATGAACTCGACCTGGCGAACGGTGGCGGCGCGATCGGCGTTGATCTCGGTGGCGATGCTGAACGGATTCATGGCGGTCATTGCTCCCTCTCTCGGCGGGTCGTTCCCGCCTGACAAGAGAGACATTACCTACTCTGGTGGTGGTTGTCAACTCCATGCCGTCACCCCGTTTACGCTGGGCATATGACCATCGGAAAGATCTACATCCTGGACGCCCGAGGCACGGGCGAACCGTACGCCGACGACACCATGCTGGGCCACGTCTACACGCAGGTCCAGCGATGGCACCCCGACGTGATCGTGGAGCACGTGCGCTACGACGCCGCCCTCGGCGTGCTCGCGGGCAGCCGCGACCCGCTGGCCAAGTCCGGCGACAACGCCGCCGATCAGGTCGTCGCCTGGCTGGTCGCCTTCATCGCGCAGCTGGGGCCGAACGACCGGTACATCGTGCTCGGCTACTCGCTCGGGGCCGTCGGCACCACGCGCTGGCTGAAGCTGCACGGGCACGCAGATCCGCGGTGCCTGATGGTCGGGCACATCGCGAGCCCGTCGCGCGCCGCCGGGACCAGCTACGGCATCGAGAACGGGGTCGACGTGAACCCCTGGCCGAAGCGCACCGACCCCCGCTCGGGGATCTACGCGACGCAGGGCAGCGGGACGGTGCCGTACCACCTCGGCAGCCCGGTGCCGCTGGTCGAGATCGCGAACCCCAACGACGTGATGACCAGCTGCCCGAAGCACTCGCCGCTGCACAGCTTCGCCGGACCGGTCATGGCCTTCACGCTCGGGAACCCGGTCGACCTCGTGAACGAGCTGATGACCGGCGGCGCGGACGGCAACGGCACCGTCTACGAGATCATGTCGGTGCTGCTGACGCCCGACAACTGGCTGAACCCCGGATGGTCCAGCTGGCCGTTCGACCTCCAGGCGTACATGACCCACTCGCACACGACCGACTACGGCCTGCCCATGTGGCGCAACTCGGCCGGTAAGTTCGTGAGCGGCATCGCGCTGCTGGCGGCTCAGGTCTCGTGGCGCATCACCCGAGCGAAGGCGACCGCATGAGCTTCACCCGTTTCGACCCCCAGCCCCTCCTCTCGCGCGTCGAGATCGCGCGCCGCGTGCACAAGGTCTCGCTGGCCCGCGGGCTCGACGAGCTGGCGACCGTGATCGCGTTGATGACGATCTCGACCGAGGTCGGCGCGGGCGACGGCACGGCCCGCCACTGGTGGTGTCCGGCGAACCGCAAGGACGCCGCCTCGCTGAACTTCCCGCACGATTCCGAGAGCGACGACAGCCGCTCGGTGGGCTACTACCAGCAGCAGAACAGCGCCGTCGGCGTAGACGACTGGTGGGGCACCATGCGCTCGCGCATGACCCTGGAGCTGGCCACCGACGTGTTCTTGGACCGGCTGGCCGACGACTACGGCCGGGCCGCGGGGAACCCGAAGCTGGCCGGGCAGTTCGCGCAGCGCGTCCAGGGCAGTGCGTTCCCCGATCGGTACGCGCAGCGGTGGGACGAGGCGTGGGCCGTGCTGCGCGAGGCCCTGCGCACCGAGCCCGCGCCGACCCCGACACCTGAACCGACGACCCCGGAGGTACCCGTGGGCAAGCCTGCATATCGCGAGATCGACCGGATGGGCAACAGCCGCTCGCCTCGGCGGGGCGCGCGCGTCCGCAACTTCCTGCTGCACACGCAGGAAGGCGACGGCACCGCCGAGTCGCTGGCCGCCTACCTGAACAACTCGGCCAATCAGGTCAGCTACCACTACACGCTCCGCGGCGGCGTGGTGGTCGACGTGGTGGACACCGACTACGCCTCGTGGTCGGTGCTAGATGCGAACCCGTACACGGTGAACCTGTGCTTCGCGGGCTCGCGCGCGGGCTGGAGCCGCGCCCAGTGGCTCGCGATCGGCGACGACATCCGCGTGGCCGCGTGGCTGGCCGTCGAGGACGGGCGCAAGTACGGGTTCGCGGCCGACGTGCTCGCGCCGCCGTACCGCGTCGCCGACGGGTTCTCGGACCACAAGTACGTGACGCAGGCCCTCGGCATCGGCAACCACACCGACGTGGGACCGAACTTCCCCTGGGACGTGTTCGCCGCCGCGGTGCGCGAGTTCACCACCACCACCACCGCGCCGCCGAAGCCGGTCGTGAACATGATCGACCAGTACGCCGCCGCGCACGCCGACCTCGTGGGCGAGCGCATCGACAAGGGCGAGCTGGCGACGCCGGACGGGCGCGGCCGGTTCGCTGGCTTCGCCAACGGCTGGGTGTACTGGACGCCGGAGACCGGCGCGGTGTTCGTGCCCCGCCGGATGATGGAGGCGTGGGCGGTCTACAAGTGGGAGACCGGGCCGCTGGGCTACCCCACGGTCGGGGCCACGCAGCTGGCCGACGGGTGGGTTCAGGCATTCGAGAAGGGCGTGCTGTACTGGCGCGACGGTGCCGCGATCCCGTTCTACGTCACCGGCATGATCGGCGCGCGGTGGGCGCGCGACGGCTACGAGCGCGGGTCGCTGGGCTGGCCGATCAGCAACGAGACGATCCGCGGCGACGGCTCGGTGCGCCAGGACTTCGAGCACGGGTCGATCCTGTGGGCACCCGACGGGACCGTGGTGCTGGCGAACGACGACGGCGCGACGCACGTCCGCACCGTCGAGCACTGATACGCTGGTCCTGCGCGTCATGGTGGCGCGTCCGGTGGATTCAGAGAAGGCCCGTCGCGGGGAAGCGACGGGCCTTCTCGTTGTCTCGGGCTACCGGATCAGGCCGACGGCGGCCAGGTAGTCCTCCACGGTGTCGATCTCCGGGTACTCACCGCCGTTGATCGCGGCGTGATCCACCGCGAACCGGTACCCGGCGACGACGGCGGGCATGTACTCCTCGCTGCCCACCATCGGCGCGGCCGTCTCCTGCGCCAGCTTCAGCGCGACGGCGTCGTACGGGTCGTCCGGCATCTCGATCAGCCCTGAGCCGCGAGGTACTGCTGGGCCAGGGTGATGTCGTCCTCCTCGGGGATCTCGAAGATGTACGGCGCGCTCTGGCCCTGGCGCGCGGTGCCCTTGCCGAGCCGCCCGAGCAGGAACGGGTTCGCGCCCTCGTGCACCTTCTTCAGCGCGCGGACGAGGGGCCGCTGGAAGATCAGCATGTCCTCCTCGGTCTCGCCCTGGCGCTCACCGGTCAGGAACGTCACGTCGGCCCGGATGGTGTCGGTCTCGCCGAACGAGGTCGCGAAGCCGGGCAGGAACTCGGTCGGCCGGACCAGCATCAGCTCGCCCACGAACTCGGTGATCTTGACCTCGGACCCGCCACCCGAGGGCAGCGAGAACGGGTCGCCCGCGGGCTTGTTGGCCTTGACCTCACCGTTGGCGGCGGCGGTGTCGAAGCCGGTCGGCTCCGCGGCGGCCTTCGGCTCCGGCTTGGTCTTGGTGGCCGTGCCGCCCTTGGCGAAGGGGTTCGCATCAGTCATGTCGGTGTTTCCTATCGTGTAGTTGTTACTGCAAAGCCCCGGCCACGGTTTGGCCGAAGTCGGTGAGATCAGGCGTCCACACGTCCTGATACTCCTCCCAGATCCCGGCGAGGTCGTCGGGGTCCGAGATGTTCGTGATGGCGAGTCGCGCGAGGGCTCGCCGAGATCCCTCGGGCGAGGGGATGGGCAGCGCGTGCACGCTGGGGATGGACTTGCTCGCGTTGCTGCGCTCGACGTAGGTGTCGAGCGACATCTGGCGCAGCCGCGTGGAGGTGGCCATGTCGAAGGTGATCGCGGCCGACTTCTCCACGTCGTCGCTGGGCAGGTGGATCAGGATGCCGAAGTCGGGCACCAGCTCGGGCATCGTCTCCCAGCTCTGGCCGTCGAGCGAGAACAGGTAGTCGGCGGTGCGGTAGAAATCCATCTGCACGCCGAACCCGATCCAGGCATACGGCAGCGACGAGGTCTTCGAGGTCTTCAGGTCGCCCATGTACAGGCGGCCGGTCGTCGAGCACCGGAACACCCGGTCGTACGTTCCGGCGATCACGGGGTACTTGCGGCCCTTGACGGTGGGCTTCAGGTCCGAGCTGTAGTTGAGCACGGTCCGCTCAATGTGCGCGGGCTCGGCGATCAGGCCGTGCCGGGCGAGGAGAGCCTGATACGCCTGCACGTGCGGCCGGAACTGCTCGGGCACCTGGCCAACGGTGCACATGCCGAGGTCGACCGCGCCGCACCACTCGTGGACCGCGGTGCCGAACTCGGCGGCGTCCTTGCCCCCGAGCAGGTTGTCGAGATCGTCCAGCGCGTAGTTCAGCTTCGAGTCCTGGGACTCGTCGATCAGCTGGCGCACGAGACCGAGCTGGCCCACGGCCTGCTCCATCTGCGGATGAAGCCGTTCCTGGGCGACGCGGTCGAACTCCATCGTCGAGATCACGCGCTTGACCGTCTCCCGGCGCGACCAGCGCGAGAGCTGGAAGGTGTCTTCGAGCACCTTCGCGATGTTGGTCACGCGGGTGAACCCCGTCGCCGCCCCGGTCTTCGGGTCGGGCAGCGAGTACCGGCCGCGCACGTACTTCACGCCGGGCCGCGGGGCGGCGGGCGGCAGCGGGTAGTGCGAGTGCTCGGTCGTGCGGCCGGGCAGCTCGCCGGTCTCGGTCAGCTCCATGTCGGGGGTCTCCTCGGTGGTCGGGGTCTCGGTGAAGTACGACGGGTCCGCGAACTCGGGGTTCGCCGTCCAGCCCATCGGGCCGTTCTTGGCCCGGTACCAGGTGCGGCCGTCGGGCTGCTCGCGGGCCGGGAACATCTCGGCCGCCGTCGGCTGGCGGCTCATGCGTTCGCCTTCGCCGCGACCTGGCGCAGGATCTTGGTCGACTTCGCGATCGAGATCTCGTCGGACAGCCGGGCCTTGGTCATGTCCTCGGCCATCGGGATGCCCAGGTGCGAGGCCATGCGCAGCTGTTGCGTGCTCGGGGCCTGGCTGCGCCGCCAGCTCGCGCCGGTCTGGGGCAGGCCGGTCTCGTCGTGCTCGGCGACCAACTTCTCGGCCTCGGCCAGCGCGTCGGTCAGCTCGTCGAAGTCCGAGGCGAACGCACCCTGCCCGGTCTTCGGGACCAGGAAGCCGGGGCGGTATCCGCCCGCGTCGAGCGGGATCACGAAGCCCAGCACCTCGCGCGCCGGGATGAACGGCACACCGTCGGGCGTCTCCAGCCAGAGCGTGCTCGATCCGTTCAGCAGGTCGACGCTGACCATCTCGACCGGCCCCTGGCGGATCTTGCGCACGCGCTCGACCGGCTCCTCGGCGGGGATCTCGTCGCCGAGGTCGACCACCTCGCCGTCCTCGTCGACCGCCTGGCGCGGAGCCTTGGCGTCGAGCTGGCTCAGGTTCACCAGCTTCATGTGCCGCGCCGAGCCGGACAGGTCGAGCACCAGCGCGTCGGTCTTGCCGGGGTAGAGCCGGAGCGCGCGGCCGACCATCTGCGTGTACAGGTTGCGTGAGCGCGTCGGCCGCGCGAGCACGACGGCGTCGCACATCGGGAAGTCCGCGCCCTCGGTGAGCACCTGCACGGTGACCAGGAACCGGGTCGTCCCGGCCCGGAACCGGTCGTACACGGCCTGGCGATCCTCGTCCGGGGTTGCGCCCACGACGACCTCGGCGGCGAGCCCAGCGGCCGTCATGGCCTCGGCGAGAACGTACGCGGCATCGACTCCGGCGGCGAAGACGATCGCGCGCCGGTCGGCGGCGTGCTTGCTGACGGCCTCCACGACGTAGTCGGTCGCCGCCTCCATGACCTCGGCGAGTTCGGTCTGCTGGAAGTCGCCCGCGACGGTGCGGATGTCGTTCAGCTTGTCCAGCCCGGCGATGCGCACCGTGAGGCCGCGGGGCTGCACCAGGTAGCCCTCGTCGATGGCCCAGCGCAGATCCTTCTCGTAGGCGATCGACTGGATGACCTGGCCCAGCGCGACGCCGCCGCGCGAGCCCTTGTCGCGGTACATCGTGGCGGTGAACCCGCACAGGAACGCACCGTCGTAGCCGCCGAGGTCGGCGACGGTGGCGTGGTATCCCTCGGCCCCGACGTGGTGGGTCTCGTCCACGAGGATCACGTCGCGCTTGCCGAGGGCCTGGCGACGGTGCGCCCCGGCGAGGGTCTGGAAGCTGGCCGCGACGATGGCGGCGTGGTGGTCGTCCTGCTCGGCCTTGACGACGCCCAGTTCGGACTCGGGGATGGCGGGGTCGACGGCGCGCACGTTGTCGAGCATCTGGGCCAGCAGCTCGCCGCGGTGGGCGAGAAGAACGACGCGCATCCCCATGCGGTAGCAGGTGGCGGCGATCGTGGCGATGACGGACGACTTGCCGGTGCCGGTCGGCAGGATCACCGAGGTGCGGCGGATCTCCTGGCCCCACTGTGCGAAGACGGCTTCGCGGGCTTCGACCTGGTAGCTGCGCAGTTCGCGCGGGGCCAGAGCGGCGGTCATGTACGTGTCCTGTCGTGTGAGATGTGAGATGTGATCGAGCCGGACGGGAGGCGGTCGCTCGTGCCTACGCGGCGTTCGCGAGTCGGTGCCGGTCCCGTCCGGCTCGATGAGAAGTAATTTACCTACTCAGTAGGTACTTGTCAACTGGTGAGCGCGCCCGCGCGCGCCGCCACCGAGAACAGCGGTTCCAGCTTCACGAAGCCCATCGTCTTCAGAGCCGAGGTGCTGATCGTGTCCTCGGCCATCGACTTCAGCACCTTGACCATGCCGCGGTACTCGTCGACCGTGGACTCGTTCAGCCAGCCGCCGGGCCGCTTCACGTGCCGCCGGACGCTATCGAAATCCGTCGTGGCGAACAGCTCGGCCATCGAGCTGCTGTACCGCTCGCGTACGCCCGCGGCCTTGCACGCCGCCTCGTAGGTCGGGAGCGCGCCGGTCTTCAGCGACTTGGTCAGGAAGTCCCGGAGCGCGCGCAGCCGCGGCGTGTTCTTCTCCAGCTCCTCGGTCTGGGCCTTCAGCACGGCTTTGTCGCACGCGGCGACGTACTCGGCGCGGGCCTTCTCGGCGGCGGCGATGGCCGTCTCGGCGGCGTCGATCAGCGCGGTTTTCTGGAACGTGGGCATGGTGGTGTGTCCTTTCGGTGGTGGGGTCGAGCTACTTCAGCGCAGCCTTGGCGGCGGCGCAGGCGGCCGGGAGATCCGGGCCGTGTCCTGTGGTGATGATCTGGCCGTTCGGCACGACGTGCACGACGCCGTCCTCGTCCCAGATCTCCACGTCGCGCTCGTCGCGGATCACGACGGCGGTACCGTACTCGGTCACCTGGATCTCGACGGTGGCCTCGCCGCCGTTCTTGATCAGCGCGTTGGCGTGGTCGATCAGCTGGTCGATGGTGGGGTTCGGGTTCTCGCTCATGCGGGGTTCTCCTCGTTCTGAATCGAGCTGGTGGCGACGGCGTCGGCCGACGCCGTCTGTCGGGCGGTGGCCCTGCTGGTCGGGCCGGGCACGTAGCGCGCGCCGGACGGCGTGCCGGACAAGGTCTCGATGAGCCCGAGGCGCAGCCCGAGGTCGACGGCCTCGGCGACGCACCGCTTCCAGTGCCGGGCGGCGTCGCCGCGCGAGCGGCTGTAGTCGTCCAGGTCGACGCCGTTCGCGATCTCGGCGCGCGTCGCGCCCTGCGTCGGCAGGCGGTCGACGAAGTCGCGAATGCGCACGGCGATCTCGATCGTGGGCTCGGGCGTCGGCGGCGCGTAGGTGAAGGCGTCGTCGGCCAGCGGGTCGACGGTGCCGGTCACGCCCGTGATGATGACGGAATCGTTCTCCGGCCACGAGACCATGCACAGCCGCAGCGGGTCGACCAGCAGCTCGGCGTTCTTCTGCTTGCTGGTGATCAGCTCGATGGCCTTGCCGGGCAGGTCGGCGACCTCGTCGCCGCTCCAGCCCGCGGTGACCAGCAGCTCGGAATCCAGCGCGCCGTTCAGCGCCGAGCTACCGCGGCCGACGGTGGGGTTCCCCTTGGCCGTGTGGTGCACCACGAGCACGCCGGTCTTGGTGTGCTCGCGGAACTGGTCGAACCGGCGGATGCCCTTGTTGGTGTCCGTCGCGCTGTTCTCCTCCATGCCCAGCGACATGCGCGCGTAGGTATCGAAGATCACCAGCCCGATCTTGTGCTCGGCGACGTACTGCGTCAGCACCGCCCAGGCGTCTTTGTCGGCGGCCAGATTGATGATCGAGTCGCCGAGCAGCAGGTCGCGGCCGACCTCCACGCCGTGCGCCTGCTCCCACGCGAGGAGACGCTGGACCGCGCCCGTCAAGCCCTCGCCGGGCAGGTAGAGCACGCGGGTCTTCAGGGTCTTGCGGCCCTGCCACGGGCGGCCGGTCACGATGTGACAGGCCAGGTCGAGCGCGACCGAGGACTTGCCCGTGCCCGGCGCGCCGATGATCGCGGACAGGCCGCCGTGCTCGATCAGATCCTCCACGACGTACGACGGCGGCGGGGTGTGCCGCCAGTACGCGAACGGCGCGATCTTCGGCACGCCCTGCACGTCCGAGTTCAGGATGTCCGGGTCGTCCTCCTCGTCGGGGAACGGCGCGGCGTCGATCTGCTCGGCCGTGGGGTTCGCACCGTCGGGCAGGTCGAAGGGCGGCGGGGTGTGCTCGTGGTCGTCGTGACCCTCGGCGGTGTCCGAGCCCGAGGTCGTTTCCTCCTCGTCGGCGCTGTCCGAGCTGGACGTATCCCACGGCGGCGTGGTGTCCGGCGCGACCGTCGGGGCCGGAATGTCCTCGTCCAGGTTTGACGTGTTGCCCTCGTCGCGGCCCATCGAGCGGGTGTCGACGCCGGACTCGGACAGAATCACGTCCTGCGGGGTGAGGTCGAGCGCGTCCATCGCCTTGCCGATCGAGCCGTCGAACTCGGTCAGCGCGATGGCCTGGAGCTTCGAGAGCGTCGAGGTGCCGTGCTCGGCGATGTACTTCTCGAAGGGCTCGCCGGGGTTGTACGTCCAGATGTGCAGCGGCGCGTTCGTCTGCGTGTACCGACCCTCGGTGCACCCGGTGTCGTGCGCGGTCGCCGACTTCGGCGACGAGTGCGCGCCGGGCGCGGTCCAGACCGGGCAGCCGCAACCGTCCGGCCGGGCGGCGGGCGTCCAGCCGATGGGCGAGAGGATATCCGACCATGAGACCTGCTGACTCCACGCGTCGATCGCGGTCGCCAGGCCCTCGTCGCGCGGGCCGTCGTGCTTCATGCGCGCGGCGCGTCGGTCGGCCTGCTCCAGGATGGCGTCGACCAGCTCCTCGGTCGCGGGGTAGTCCCGGCCGAGCAGTTCGTACGGTCCCTCCTCACGGATCGACGGCGGGATCACGACGTACCGCTGAGCCCAGAGGATGGCGTACTTGGCCTCGGGGTCCGAGCCGACGACCATCGCGCCTGGCTGGCTCGGCAGCTCGACGCCCTCGGGCAGAGTGAAGTAGAAGTGACCGCCGTCCTTGTGCAGCCACTCGCCATCCACCACCTTGCCCGGCGTGGTGACCGTCGGCGGCATGTCGAGCGGCGCGCCGAAGTCGGTCAAGAACGCGGTCACCTCGGCCTTGGTGTCGCAGTCGACGACGATCACGCGCGAGCGGCCCACTTCGATGCCGAAGTTCACGGGGTGGTCGGCCAGCGTGATGCCCATCAGCTGCCCGTCTTCGGCGTGCACCTCGCGGCCGAAGGTCTTCACGTACTCGTCGAGGTACTTCAGCACCACCTTCGGGTCGGTGCTCGCCAGCTCCAGGCCCGCGGGCGATTTCACCTGTGCCCAGTCCAGGCGGCCCGCGGCCTTGGCCTCCTCGCGCGCGGCCTTGTCGTCGGCGCGGCGCTTGTGCGGGGTGCGCATGTCCGCGGGGATCTTGCTGCCCGGCTGGAGGATCATCAGCGCCAGGCCCTCGCCGCACGCAGCGCGGATGAATCCGCGCAGGGCCTCGGGGTCGGTGTTGTCGACGCCGGAGCCGAGCACCGAGGTCAGGGGGGTTCCGCCTAGCATCAGTTGCTCTCCTCGTTCATCGTGATGGTGACCGCCGAGCGTGCGGCGTTGTCGAAGTCCTCGGCGGCGATGTGCCCACCGAGCGCGGCGTACCCGCACATGTCCACGTAGCTGTCGCGCTTCTCGGGGCTGACCAGCGCGCGGGCGACCTTCAGCTGGACCATGCACAGCGCCACGTCGTGCGCCGTGATGTCCTTGCCCAGCACGACGGACCACAGCTGGGCGATGCGCCCAAAGCTCTCGCGCGCCGAGCCGTAGTCGTCGCGGCGGTCGCCGTTGATGATGGTCTTCGCGGTGTCCAGGATCTCGTCGTGCACGGGCTGCGCGTTCGCCTTGACGCGGATCTCGTCGATGCGCTGCCCGAGGTCGGGCTGCTGGCCGGTGGTCATGGTGGTGCTCTCCTCGGTGGTGGGTTGGGCCGCGCGCTCGGCGATGGTCTCGCGGGCGGCGTGGGTCGGGACGGTCATGCGGAGATGAATCGTGCCCGTGTCGATCATGCGCGGGGCCAGGCACTTCTCGCCGACGGCCGCCATACACAGCGGGCAGGCGACCGAGAGCGGGTCGACGGCGGTCACGCGCTGGCCTCCTCGTAGTCGGCGGGGTCGTCGCTGGGCACGTCGTCCCAGTCGTGCACGACTGGCCCCTTCTCGGCCCAGGCCGCGCCGATGCGCACCTCGCACTCGGTGCGCAGCTTGTCGATGTGACCGGGCCAGGTGCGCATGAAGTCGGGCACGATCTCCATCACCTCCTGCACCTCGCGAGCGACCTCGGGCGGCCCCGAGACCAGGATCTCGTCGTGCATCCACCAGAGCATCGAGTCGCCGAGTCCGCGCCGGTCCAGCTCGATGATGGTCTCGGTGAGGATGTCCAGCGCGGTGCCCTGGCAGATGTAGTTCGTCGCCTTGTAGCCGAACCCCGAGTCGACATCGAGCACGCGCTTACCGGCGGTGACGATCTTGCCGTGCGTGTCGCCGAGGGTCTGCACCCGGCTCATGAACTTCGACGACTCGGGCATGGCCGCGAACATCTGGCGGCGCAGCTGCACGGCGCTCTCGGGCGTGTGCCCGATCGTCTCGGCGATCTTCGCCGCGCCGGAGCCGTACATCGTCTGGAGCAGCAGCACCTTGGCGACCTTGCGCTCGATGCCCGCGGCCCGCATGATCGGCTCGTAGAGGTCGGCCCCGGCCGCGAACGGGGCCAGGAACTCCGAGTCGCCCGCGAGCAGCGCCATCGTCACCGGCTCGATCTGCGACCAGTCCACCGACCACATGCGCTGTCCCTCGTCGGCCGTGAGGATGGCGCGGGCCGGGCCACTGAACTGCTGGAGCGGCGGCGAGCTGATGGACATGCGCCCGGTCGCCGCCGCGCCCGCGACGGAGATCTGGGGGTGGCACCGGCCGGTCACCTGGGACTGAGCTTCGACCTTCTCCAGATACCCGGTGAGCTGGTCCATGTGCGCGAGCGTGCGCTGCGCCGTCGCGATCGGGTCGCCCAGGCCCTCCATCAGATCCTTGGTCGCCTTCAGCTTCCCCGACGGCGTGCGCGGCCAGTCCGCGGGCAGGTGGCCGACCGAGGCCAGGTACTCGATGATCTTCGATTCCTTGCCCTTGCCGCCCTCCAGGCCGACGGCGGCCAGCGTGGCGGTCGCGCGCCGCCGGTCGTCCTCCACCGAGTCGGCGTAGCGCTCCAGCGCGCCGCGGTCGACGTTGACGCCCTTGGCCACGCGGGTGCCGACGATGCGCAGCTCGGTGATCATGCGCTCGACGACGTACTGCGCCTCGGCCCGGTCGACGCAGCCGCGCGACTGGAAGGGGTGGTCGAGCTGCTGGTCGATCGCGGCCTCGTAGAGCACGGGCCACAGGGCCAGGGTCATCACGGTGTCGGCCATCGCGCCCAGCCGGTAGATCGGCGAGTCGATGTCCATGCCCTCGTAGCCGTCCTGCTGGCGCTTGTAGCCCGCGGCCTTGAAAGCCAGCTCGATGCCGCCGGTCAGCTCCTCCACGCCCAGGTGCCGCTTCACCAGCATGGTGAGCGAGCGCGCCATCGGGCTGGAGGTGTCGATCATGCGGGCGGGCAGCAGCGTGTCCAGGAACTTCTCGCGGATCTGCTCGGGCGTGATGAGTCCCGAGTGCAGCAGCGCGGGCAGATCGAACACGCCGTTCTGGAGGATGATCACCTCGGCGCTGTCGTAGATCTCGCGCACGGCCTCGTCGTGGTGCGGGGTGCGATCGGGATCGAGCAGCACCGAGTGCACTCGGCCGTCGCCGTGCCGCCAGGCAGCCGTGACACAGTTGATGTCGAACTGTCGCAGCAGGCCGGGGGTCTCGATGTCGGTCGCCACGTCCACGCCGCTGGGCATGTCGGCGACGGCGTGCAGGGCGTCCTCGCCCGTGTGCAGCACGGCGTCGAGCGTGGGGTCGTACCAGGTCCGGCTCGGCACTCGGGGCATCAGTAATCCTCGGGGTAGTTGTAGGTCTCGGGGTCGGTGGGTGGCTCGTAGTGCGGGTCCGCGAACTTCATCGGACCGAAGTAGTCGTAGCCGTTGTGGACTCGGCAGGTGTAGAACCCGTCCTCGTGCTGCCAGCCCCGGCCCGCGCGGCGCACGGGCTGGCCACAGTGGCCGCACGTCGGCGGCTTCGGGCCGGTCATTCGTTCTCGCTCGGGAGCAGCTTCGCGGCCCATGCGGACGGCAGCGGCGGGCCGCTGATCGGGTTCGCCAGGCACACCGCGATCTGGCGCACGACCCACGTCGGGATCTCGCGCGGCTGCCACTTGCTGGGCTCGCCCGCGATGGCCGACCAGTGGACACTTCGCTGGGCCGCGCCGATCTCGCCGTTGGCCTTGATGTGTGTGCCGCTCACCGACGCACTCAGGCGATGCTCGTAGATCTTGATCGAGAGGTGGCGCGGCTGGAATCGGCGGTTCTGCCCGTCGATCATGGGCTCGCCCCCGTGGAGCGGGAAGGTGTACACGCGCTCGGCGGTACCGCGGTCGACGATCATCGGTTCGTTCACGGCATGATCTCCATCCGCTGGACGCAGTCGAACGTGCGCAGGGTGTCGTACCCGCCCTCGCGGTTCTCGACCAGCAGCGTGACCTCGTCGCCGCGGTCGCTGCTGCCCTGGTACACCGTCTCGATCCGGTCGACCCCGTGGACGACCTCGGTCGCCGGGAGGTCGAAGCGGTCTCGGTACTCGATGCGCAGCTTCACTTCGCACCGCCGAGGGCGTTCACGATCGCGACGATGTGCTCGGACGCCAGCTGAGCGGCGTAGGCCGCGCCGCCGGGGTTGGTGATCTCGATCTCCACGCGCCGGTCGCCGTCCTCGGCGACGATGCGCGCGCTCGGCACGTCCTCGCGGAGCAGCGGCGCGAACTGGAGCTGCGACATCTCCGGCGTCGGCGCGACGGGCTCGGCCGTCGTGATGGGCGCACCGATCGGGCTCGGCTTCGGGGCCAGCTCCTCGCGCGGGGCGAATCCGGGCCAGGGCACGTGAGGCCCGCCGCCACCGCCTGAGCCGGGCACCTCGCCACCGTCGCGACGGCCGCCGCCCGATCCCGCCGCGATGCCAACGGGGCAGATCTGCGGGCCGACGGTGGTCGTCTTGGTGTCCACGTCGAAGATCTCGGGGCGCGCACCCGTCAGGGTGACCTCCTCCATCTCGTCGCCGCCGTTGAACCGCACCTGGATGCGCGGGGCCTCCTCGGGGCCGGTCACGTGCAGGCCCAGGCCGTTGATGGTGAACTTCGGGTTCCCGAGCACCGAGGTCAGGCGGCCCATCTGCCAGGTGTCGGTGACCACGACGGTGTCCTTGGTCGCCGGGACGTAGCGGTAGGTGCTCCACACGCCGATCCGGTCGTTGGCCTTGATGACCGTCGGCGCGAAGCGCGGTTCGATCTGGTGGTCCATCACCACGAGCCACACGTCGCGGTCGTCGGCCTTGCTCGGTCCCGCGAGAAGCGAGAACTTCAGGGTTTCGTACATGATCGTCCTGTCGTCAGGGGCGGCGGGTCTATCCCACCTGCGGTCACCACTATGCCTACAGCGGTGGTGGTTGTCAACTACTGGCCGACGGCGGCGCGCGGGCCGAACTTCGCCTTGCTCTGCTCGGTGGTGATCAGCGTCGCGAGCGCGGCGGCGAGCGACGGGTCGAGTTCGTCGAAGATCGTCGAGAGGTCGCCGGAGTCGCTGAGCACCGCGGCGAGCGCGAGCATCCGGCCGGGCACCGCGCCACCCCCGCGGGCGGCGAGGTTGCCGAGCATGTAGGCGATCGTGACGGGCGAGGGCGGGGAAGCCGGTTCCGGTGGGGAAGTCATGCGGCCGAGCGTAGCACCCGGCTCTCACGCGCGGGCGCGCGATCCTACAGGGGCGGCATACGTCTAGTCAAATCGGACATGCGACTTGACAGAACAAGTAGGATTAGGACGAAGTCGAGAGACGAGGTCGAGTAGTTCGTCGTGTACTCGATGTCTGTTCTCTGTCATGGACAAGCTCTCGGAATCAAGGGAGAGAGCTTGTCCCTTGACCTGAACGTTATCGTCTAGACGTTCTACGTCTGTTCGCGCGCGTGCGCATGTGCGTGCGCGCGAGCTGGCCGTCGGCCACGGCGTCGTCCCAGGTCAGGGGCCAGAATGTGGACCACAAGGGGCTAGCGTCGCTCGCTGGGGCTCGCTAGCTGCCCACCGTGAGACCACGACCTGAACTCTCAATTCAGGGTTGAAGGTTGGCCCGCCACCACGTGGGGCCGCTCCCTCCCTGGGGGTCGGTCGCCCCACCGTGAGCGCGAGACGATGTCGTAGGTCGAGCCGGGTTGACTTAGACCACCGATGTAGGTAATGTCATCGCCGGAGACGGGAACCGCCCGTCGATGGATGGAGATCCACATGGACATCAAGATCGAGCACCGCGTCATCCTGCCGAGTGGGATCGTGGTCGACTACGCGCCCGGCCACGGGGTCCGCGTCGAGCGAGACGGGGTCGTGTACCACCGCGGCGTCGATGGCAGCGGCGTATACGAAGTCATGGCCTACGGCCGCCGCGTGAAGGTGGGCGACTCGTGGCGTCAGGTCGACCCCGAGCTGTCCGACGCCGTGTTCACCGCACGCCGCGCATTGGTGGCTGCGATCGAGGAGCTGACCGCATGAGCGCCGACAACTGGACCACGTGCCTGAACTGCGCGAACATCGCGTACCGGGCCGCGGAGAAGAGGATCGACGAGCTGAACACCGAGCTGGACCAGGCGTACGGCACGATCTCCCGAGAGGAGTACGCCGCGCTGGTGACCAAGGTCGAGCAGGCCAAGCGCATGGTGCTGGACGAGCGCGCCCAGGTCTCCACGCTGCGCGAGGACTACGAGTTCAGCGGCGCGTCGGACGGTGAGGTGCTGGTGTCGTATCACGGGTGCTGCACTGGCTGCGGCTACGGCGCGCGATACGAGCACACCATCGTGCTGACGCCGGGCGGTGGACGATGAGCAGCGGCGCGGTGGGGCCGATCGAGATCACGGTGCACCTGGCGGGGGCGAACCCCGAGCGGCGGATCGTGATCGGGCTGAACGACGACGATCACCTGGACGAGGACCGGCTGGTGTACGTCGAGACGTGGAGCAGCGGCGTGGTCGAGACCGTGACGCTGACGGCCGAGGGCGATCTGCATTCGGACGCGCAGGTGCCGCCGTCGCATCCGCTGGCCGTGCTGAAGACCCCGGCGCGCGTCGAGCGCGTGGGCGAGCAGGTGGCCCGGCTGTCCGAAGTCCTCGCGCAGGTGGGCGTCGAGATCGGGCAGCGGTTGCCCGGCATGACCGTGCCGTACGTCGCGGTGATGCAGGCCCTCACCGGGCAGGGACCGGACGCACCCGACCAGGAGCGCGAGCAGTGAGCGGCGTCGAGCGTGCGGCGTGGCTGACCCCTGTGTTGTTGCTGCTGATCGGGGTCATGGTCTGGGGTATCGCGATGCGTGTCGGACTGCGCGAGAAGCGGTGCGAGATGAAGCACGTCGACCTGGTCACGGGCGTGACCACGCGGTGCATCCTGCCCGTGGGGCATGACGAGCCGTGCGACCTCGGTTGCACCGACGGTTGCCTCGTGCACTACGAGGAGTGTCCGCTGAGCTGCGCGTACTCCGAGGCCGATTGCGCCGACGGATCTCTTGTAGGTATTGTCCACAGTATGGATGAAGGTGGGTCGCCTATTTCCCCTGGTCAGAGCGATTTTCAAAAAGGAACCAGGGTTAGGGATAGGTTAGGCCACCCTGAGAAACACGTGGCCGAGGGTTGCGTTTTGCACTACGACGCGAGTCCCGGCCACGAGGCCGCCATCGTCCGGTGGGATCGCGGCACGGTCACCGTCGAGCTGGACCTGACCACGCTGGAGGTGATCGCGTGATCCCGCCTCGGCAGAACCTGCACTTCCACGACGGCGCGATCCTGAGTCGCGACCTGTCCTTCCACGCCGCGATGACCGAGCTGCGCCGCCTCGGCGGGCCGAACCACGAGCTGGTGCTCTCGCATCGCAAGGTGAAGGTCTACGCCAAGGACGGCCGCCTGATCGCGTACGCCACCCCGGTGTCCGATGGGCTCACCGAGTCGACCGACGTCATCCTGCGCGCCAACGGCGGCGATCGGCCCATGATCCCGAGCGAGGGCGCATGACCACCCCGACCAAGCCGTACCTCGAGCCCCTGAGCCAGGAGTGGGTTCAGGGCGCGTACCGGCGGTACCTGATCTCGGTGGAGACCGAGGCGGGCGCGACCACGACGGCGAACGCCTGGTGGTTCACCTTCGACCCAATGACCGGCGAGCGGCGGCCGACGGTGATGCTCACTGTCGTGGGCCTGGATCGCAAGTTCTTCATCGTGAACGAGATCGCGTACGACCCGCGCGATGGGTCCGAGTTCATCCGCCGCCTGGTCCGGCGCGACGTGGGCGACCTGACCGCCCGCTTGCATCATCACCGCCTGCTGTCCGTCCTGGTCTCGCCCGAGGCCAGCCCCGAGCACGACCCCGAGAGGAAGCCATGAATCAGACCCCCACGCCGGACGAGTGTCGGGATCTCGGAGGACACCACTGGCGGCCCCAGGTGCCCGGACAGCCCAACGTCTGCGGCGAGTGTGGATACGAGGGCCAGGTCTTCGAGCCCGTCGGCGTGATCCCCGAGCTGACCGAGCAGCAGGTGCGCATCCGTGCGCTGGAGCTGGCCAACGACTGGGCCACCGCGCGAGTCGGCACGGGCACGCACCCCGGCGTAGACACCATCACGAGCGTGGCGAAGGACTACGCCGCGTTCATCACCGACGGGACGGTGGTCTCGTGAAGATCCTGAGCCCCGAGTGGCGGCGTCGTGCGATGCACCACCAGCACATCGACGGCGGCGCGGCCGTGCCCGACGGTATGCAGATCGACTTGTGGGTCTTCAATCACAACCCGCTCGATCCTGAGCCCGAGGGCGAGATCCGGCGCACGACCGCGGTCCTGACCGTGGCGCAGGGCGACCGGCACGCCGCCACCGTGGCCAACGCCGCGATGGTCAAGCCCGAGCTGATGGGCTACCTCGTCGAGAAGCTGATCGAGCAGCTGGGCACGCAGGAGGTGGGCAGCTGATGGCGAGGTGCAAGGCGTGCGGGCACGATCCGCAAGATGATCGACGGTGGCAGGTGGTCTACTCCCTGATCTACGACAACGGACGGGTCGAGTGGACGCAGGGGTATCGAACCCTGTTCGGCGCGATGTTCTCGCGCTGGCTGCACATGCACGTGAGGTCGTGGGGTGGGTCCGCGATCCTGGCCGATATGGAGGCGGCACGCTGATGGCGAGGGGTAAGGGCAAGCGCGACGAGGACGAGGAGCCGCCCGAGGAGACGCGCGGCCCGGCCGAGAAGCTGGCCGACCAGCTGGAGGTGAGCCGCGAGTATCTGGAGTCGGCCCTGGAGGACGACACCAACGTGGAGGTCTGGGCCAAGGCGTACATGCTCCGGGTCATGCACGGCGCGAGCTACCGCGACATCGGGGCCAAGCTCGGCATCACCGAGCAACGCGCGCGGTACGGCGTGGTCGAGATGTTGAAGCGGGCGTCGCGGCACAGCGCCGAGGAGCTGATCGGCGGGCAGATGGTGATCCTGTCCGAGCTGAAGCGCGCGCACCTGCCGTACGCGCTGCTGGCCGACAAGGACGCCAGCAAGATGGTGATGGACATCCTGGACCACGAGGCCCGGCTGCACGGGCTCTACTCGCCGTCGAAGGTGCAGCTGTCTACCGTCAGCGACGCCGACTTCGTGCAGGCGATGCATCAGCTGGTGCGCGCCCTCGGGCCGGGCGAGATCTCGCGCAAGCTCCAGGCCATCGACCCGAGCGCGCCGCCGATCGCGCCGCCTCCGGCGCACGACGCGCTGCCAGTGGTCGACGTGGAGCTGGACGACGACTGGGCCGACTAGTTGACATGCACCACCACAGTAGGTAATGTGGTGGTCGTAGGCGGGAACGACCCGCCACGGGAAGGAACCCATGAAGACCATGCTGAAGGCGTACGACCTGAAGACCGGTGCCGAGGTCAAGGTCGGCGACCAGGTGACCGATTTCCGCGGCGGCACCGCCAAGCTCACCGAGGTGTTCCGCGCGAACGGCGAGGGCTACGACGGCAAGGTGCGCACGTCCACCAGCTGGGCGGGCGGCAACTACGCCCGCGTCTGGGGTCTGCGCGTCGAGCGTGTGGAGGTCGACGCATGAGCCGTACCATCAAGGCCGGTGAGCTGGCCAAGACGCACATCGACGCGGTGTTCGCCTTCGACCTGCGCATGACGCAGCGCGGCCCGGCCCGGCCGGACCCGGTCACGACCCCGCGACCCACGGCCTGCCCGTCACCGCGCACGGCATCCTGCGCGAGATCCACTACGACGGCTCGGACCTGGTCACCCTCGGGTTCCGCTGGGACGAGTCGGTGGGCGACAACGTCGAGGTGATGCTGCACGAGGACGCCGAGCTGACCATGCTCCCGGCCGAGACGGCGGTCTGATGAGCGAGCCCGACGCGCCCGTGCGCGAGTTCCTGGGCGAGGTCGTGATCTACGGATTCAAGCATCAGGTGTTCTCGTGGTTCTCCCAGCTGCCGGAGATGGAGCAGGAGTACGACGACGAGGAGACCGGAGAGACGGTGCGCTTCATGGTGCCGCCGACCACCCGGCTGGAGATCGAGTTCACGTCACTGCCGCTCTCGCACTCCACGGGCTACACCGCGGCCGTTCCGACGCTGGCGTGGGACATGGGGTACGACGAACTGCGCCGGTCGCTCTGGCGGGGCACCGCGATGTCGGCATGGGAGGAAGTGCACGAGAAGCTGGCCGATCACCCGCTGCTGGCCGTGCGTGACCAGGTCCGCGCGTTCCAGTCCTCGCGGCTCGGCCGCGCACTGAAGGGCGACCCCGACGCCCTGGCCGAGATGGTCAACGACGGGCCGCTCGATGAGTGACCAGCGCGACCGCGGGCGGCGCAACTCCAATGAGCGGGGTAGCGCCGCCCAGCGGCGTGCGCGCAAGCACTGGCTGCTGGCCAAGCACGGCGACGGCGTCACGTGCCCGTGCCACGAGTGCGGCCAGCCGGTGACCTTCGAGACGATGTGCGTCGACCGGCACCCCGTGCCCGGCGAGCAGGGCGGCCGGTACACGCGCGACAACATCGCGCCGCACTGCGCCCGCTGCTCGGGTCGCCAGGGTCAGCGCCGTACCACCGAGATCCTGGCCAGCGTGCCCCGTCAGGCGGGCTCGCCGATCCGCGGGCACCTGATCGTGCGCGGCTGATACCCTGGACGCACACCCTTCCCCACGAAGACGTGTACGGCCTCCACGCCGACCGAGAACCCCGCCGTCCTGAGTTCGGCGGGGTTCTCCTCGTTTCGACACGTGACGCCCCGCACGACCTGGAGCTATGCTCGGCCTCGTGAGCGATGCACCACAGGCGGAACGCTGGGAGCCCGACGAGCAGCTGATCGCGTGCGCGATGAACGGCGGCCGGACGATGAAGGATCTGGCCCCGCCTGATCGGTCCTGGGCCGTCGCGGGCATGACGCTGAAGGGCCTCACCGCCGACGACATCGCCGACCGGCTCGGCTGCTCGCTCCGGCTGGTGCGCTCGATCCGGGCCGAGCCCATGACGGTGCTGGCCACGCTCTACCTGTCCGAGACGGACCACTTCACCGACGAGCTGCGCCTGCGCGACTCCGAGCTGCGCGGCGTGCGCGCCGACCTGTCCGAGGCCCTGACCGAGGCCGCCCGCACGCGCGACAAGCTCGGTCGCCTGCTCGACGCGCACATGGTCGGCGCGATCGACACGTGCCACCGCGGGCACCCGATGACTGAGTACAACACGTACCGTCTGACCGGCGGTGACGGCCGCGCCCGGCGGTACTGCCGGGAGTGCCACCGCGAGCGCCAGGCAGCGCGCCGCAAGACCGAGAAGGCCCCGACGCCGTAGCGCCGGGGCCTCGTCGTGACCGCCTAGTTGGCGATGACCTCCACCACCTGGTCGTCGCGGATGGACAGCACGCCGCGGTGCCCCTGCCACAGGGTGTCCACCTGGACGCGGTCGCCCAGGCGGCGCACCGCGGGGGTCGGCCCGGCCGACGTGGTCGCGCCCGACGCCACCACCGAGTAGTGGCGCTCGGCCTTGCCGCCCGTCGCGAAGTCGCGGCGGAACTGGCGGATCGTGTCGCCCTCCACCAGGTCGACGACGGCCTTGCGCTCGTAGCGCACGGACGCGGCCATGCCCTCGGGCAGATCGGTGGTGGTGATGTCGGCGGTCATGGTGACCTCCTCTCCGGGGCCTGGCCCCTCGGCGGGTACTTCCCACCTTCGAGAACCAAGTTACCTACTCTGGTGGTAGTTGTCAAGTCGTGCCTACCGCGGTAGACACGATCAGTGTCGGGTCGACATCATCGCCCTGATCTCGTCCTCGTGGACCGGCCGCCGCCAGGCGTCCCATCCGACGTGAATCTGGCGCGAGTTCCGCACGTGCGCGAGGGGCGAGTGCGTGTGCCCGTGCAGCAGGAACCGGCCCCGGCTCGGGAGGCGGTACTGCTGGTACCGCTCGTATTCCGTGTGGTCGCCGCCGTCCTGGTAGGGGAAGTGCGATAGCAGCACCTCGCGCCGCTGATCGTCCACGACGAACCGGTGCCGGGCGAACGGCTGGACCGACTCGAAGACCTCCAGGTAGCGCCGCTGCCACTTCCACGAGTCCCGGTGCATCGGGTGCACGGGGCAGTGGTTGCCGGGCACCAGGTGCTTGGTACCGGGGATCTCGGCCAGCAGATCCAGGGCGCGCTCGGTGCCCGCCTTGGACCCGCCGGACAGGTCGCCGAGAATCCAGAGCACGTCACCCTTCGGGTTCACCGTGCGCCGCAGCGCGTCGAGCACGTGGTCGTCGTGCTCGGCGACCTCGTCGAACCCGCGCAGCTTCGCCACGAGGTCGTGACCGAGGTGC